ATGTCTTCCTCGATATGTAACGCTGTACGAGCGATACCTAAAGCATGTTCAAAAGCCGTACGATCACGGATGGTTGTTGGTGACAACGTCCATGAGAACTGTGATGCCTGATGAACTACTCCACAGATTGTGTCCGGGAAGCCCACCGTTGCTACTCGATTCAATGTAACCTTTGCGACTGCCATCATACCTTGGTGGCCCTCTCCACGGGCTTCGTGGTAGACGTTCTCGGCCAAACAGCGAAGCTCTTTGTCGCTGACCTTAGGTGCGGCTTTTTCGACTTGTTTTGCTACAGGTGCTTCAGTGTATGTCGTAGGGGCGACGTGTGTAACCTTCGCGAACGGCAGAATAAATAGCATCAACGCGAAGATCATAACGAAATTAAACATTGCTAACATAATTGATCCTTTAGTTGTCGTACCATATAAGATACCTCATTTTGCGCAGTTATTTTGCACAAAAAAGCCCCAAGGATGTACTATCCCTGAGGCTGTCGAATCATTGGCTCGCGAGACGTTTCGCGGTCTTAGTCGTCAGATAGGGTAACTTTTTCCATTTCAGAATTACAGCAGCTATATCGGCAGTATCCAAACCAAAACGATTCAGTAGGATCGCCGCAGACTCACGATCACCTCCCCTCGCTTGTGATAGCAACGTCTTGTCACCTAGAGATTGCTTCACTTAGTCACTCGCTCAAAGTGCGGCATGTCTTTAAACGTCGACAGACCAGCCTCTATCTTACCTCGCCACGATCCTCCCCAACGATTACGCTCATTAAGTCCTTCCCAGAATTTACCTAATGACGCAGGATAGCAAATCTGTCCGTCCTTGATAAAGTGCAAATCCTGAGCGCACTTATTCAGGTGCTCAGAATCCATGGTCTTTGACTTGCCAGTATCGAAGTATATCTTCTGCATATCCGTAGGACGCCACAATTCGCCTCCTCGGATTTCATAGCCTTGGCGATACGCCTCTGTGTACAACAAGGTGAGATCACGCATGAACGCTTCTTGATGCTGTCCAAGTTTCATTTAGCGGCCTTCGATAGCGCACTTATCGTGTTGTCCTTAGTCGCAGAACGAGCAGAAGAGCCACGATGGAAGTTAAGGATAGTGCCACTCATGGTGACCAATGAACCGAAGACCATATAGGCGATCTCCTTGTTCTCAACCGGTATACGCATAACGAACAATGCGAATGCCATTAGAATCGTCGCGCCTACAAGCATGAAGTCAATATAGTACGCAGCTTCTTTGACGAACACAGTGGTGTTCTCTGTCTGCTGAATGCTAGTATTAGCTACACGTGCGCCATCAGTGTTGGCGACATCCAGCTTGTCAGCCTCCAGTTCGAATTTGATCTTATCCTGCGCAGCCAATACGAGGAACTGTTCGTGTTCCATCTCAAGCTGCTTATACTTCAGTGCATTGTCTGTGATGTCTTTCTCAGACAGCTTAACACCAAGCTTCTCTTCAATTACGTCTTGCCCTTTCGCCAACACAGCATTTCCCAGGATCGTCAGACCCTGGGAGAATAGTGCTGACACTATAGGTGCCAATATCGGTAACATTTATTTTCCTAACGGTAATGGTAATTCCATAGAATCAGGTACATGGCCATTCCACCAAAAGACAATGAGCGTGGCAAGTATCAGTATCAAGCCAATAGCACCCTTCTTCCCTAGTTCTTTTCCGACCTCTTGTTTCAAGTTAGAATAGAACAATGTTGTAGCCTCTTTCTTAGCAATCTCTGCGTCTATCCAAGCGGACCGAGTTCTTATCATTTCAATTGGCCCTATCTCTTGAAAAATTCTATCTTCGTTCCGGAGATGAGGTATCAAGACCTTTGCAATGTTATTGACGGAGTGTAAAATAAGCGTATCGACGTCCCTTCGATCACCGTTCAGAAAGAGGTCGATTTCTTCTGTGGAGTACACTCTAACCTCCTCTTCAAGATCTTTCTCCATCAGTATTTCCCATCGTGGTGTGATTACATCTGGACCACGCACATCCAACAGTCGGGGCACCGACCTGTTACAGTCAAGTGCTCCGACGTGAATGTTACGTAGGTGCGTCAGCAGGCGGCGGTGGAACGCCTTGTGAATCTGCCTGCGCTTTGAGTTTCGTCATCAGCATGAACGCACCCGTCTTAGACGGAAGCTCGCCGAGTACTTGTTGAATGAAATTGAACTCGTTAATGTCGAGTTCCACTTTGATGTTTTCGCTCATTTTGAATTACCAAGGAGTACCAGTAGCTTCGACTGGATTAAGTTTGAGATTCAGCTCGGATAAGAGCTGCTGTTCATATTGTTCAACTACTTCTGGCGTCAAACATTCCTTGACCCAGACCACAACCATGTCTTCAGTAAGCGCATCGAACGACACGAAGCCTTCTGCATTCGGATCGGTCTCGGGGAGAGACACTGTGCCGATACAACCTGTGTTCGCCATTACTGAGCCGTCCTCTGTGATATCCTCTGCTACACACAACCATTCTGCCTTCTTAACTACACCACTGCTCTTCTCGCGAATGAGCTGTTCGATCGTCCATTTCGTTTGTTGCATTTGATTATCCTTATGCGTAGAAGTTAGAGGCCTTATTCTTCGTGCCTATATTACTCGATTGATAATGAATATCGATGTATTCGATGAAGAAATCACCAGCTGTCACAGTCGGGATGCCTGTCACAATCTCCATCACCGCAGGGATGACACACATCGCCTCAACGGAGAGCGATGGTCACGCCGAAGGTGCTGCGCTTCGGGTTCGTGATGCCTTCGTCGCAGGTGGTGAGTTGATGGACTTTCACAGCGCCGCCCGTATAAGCGCAGCCTTCTGTTCCCACTCAGCCATTCTTACCGTGTCACCTTCACGAATCGCCCGGATACTGGCAAGGTCGATTTCGCGGAGCTTGGCTTTTGCCTCTGCTGCGATCTGTTCCGGTGTCGGCTCAGGATACGGAATCTGATTCGCTTCGACTTGCGCGATCAGGTCGGCATACTCCGCCGCATCTGCGCCGAGGTCTGCCCTTAGCATGTCCATCTGCACGTCGGCGTAGCTGTGGCACTTGACTTGTACTTCTGTAACCGTGCCGGGGACTATGTGCGCTGGAATGACTTTGCCGAGAGTGATATTGCCTTCAACGTCTGTGGTATCCGGCAGCAGTTCCTCCGCTACCTCTGTATCAGGAGCGATGGTTCTATCCACCCAAGTAGCTTCGACGCTGTTGGTGTCTGGATAGTGTTTGACTTGTTTTAGGATGATCATGACGTTGCTCCTTTTATAATTGTGAAATTCACAACGGGCGTATCAGATGCCGTTCCGACAGCAGAATAGAAAGTCACATCGAAACCAGTATATGCAACTATTTTCGACACGAACATGATGTAAGTATTCGTTGAGCTAGATACGGTTAGGAGAACGGTGTCCGGCGCGGCGATAAGCGTGTTTGACACTCTGAATGTGGCAGGCGTAGCACTTCCTGCTGCCGTGAACATCGTGATCTGGCCTGTTGGCTTTGGTATGGCAGGGGTTGCCGTAACTCTTGATGTTGCCTGTATTGTTGTAGCCCCTGCGCCTGTGCCGTAGCCGAGTCCGGTCGTTGGGCTTTGCACTCCAACAAAGTCAGCTTGAATACGGAACGCGTTCGTGCCAGTAGTTGGTTCTGCCCCCGCTGTTTGCCCAACTTGGAATTGAAACGCGCCAAGTACTCCAACGTTGTACATAGAACATTGTTTGTTCTGCGTTGCGTGGGAATTACTTAGAACGAAGGCAACAGACGATGTTGCCTGATTCGTTGTCAGTTGGATTCGTGCATTTACCGATGCGGCCGTACTTGTTAGGTGGAGAGCTTGAGCACCTGCTGAGTTGCCACCTGTTATCTGACCAACGCTATCAATCCGCATACTCTCTACGTATGCTTGATTATCAGCAGAAGCTGTGGGAACTCTGGCAAACAACATGCCCCCAGCGTTATCTGTCGTTATGATAGAACCGGCAATACCTCTAGTGCGGAAGGTATTGTTGGTCGTTCCCGCCTCGCAGCTCAACGCGATAAAGGGTTGACCAGTACCAACAGAACAACCTAAGTTGCTCCCATATCCAGCGGTATTGGGGTGCCCCCACTCGAAATTATTTCCCCCGGCTCTATAGGAGAACTTAGCTCCAGACTGAGCAGAAGCGTACGAACCATATGCGGTAATAACCCCACTCGCATCAATCCGCATCTTTTCGCTACCAGCTGTGACAACGCTGATGCCATTAGGCACAGTGGCGTGAGTTGCACCATAGACAGTAATCCCGGTGGTGCCACCAGAATTAACCAATGACCCGAAGCCTGTCGCAGTGCCCAGTGCCACGGTTGATGCAGCATTGCTCAGTGTGAGCGCACCTGTAGCTATCGAGACATTCCCACTTGAATCAATCCGCATTTTCTCCGTGGGAGTGGCCGAGGCAGATGTGTAGAAAGTCAAGAAGGAGTTGCCCGCAGCAATAACCGCGCACTCTCCAGTGGAGCCGTTTGATTGCAGCATCAGCGAATTAGTGCCATCACTCGCTGCCGCGTTGATTACTGAATTGTTTCTTTGCCTGAAGTAACCACCAAAGTTGTCCACCCTAAACCCGGAAGTCGGTGCAACACCAATCCCCACATTCCCACTTGAATCAATCCGCATCCGTTCGGTATTGGTCGTTCCAAAGGTAAGCGGGTAAGCGCCGATTGTGTTGAGCGAAACAACGTCAGCGCCAGCAAATAACTCTGCGTTGCTCGGGTTTGTGGTAGTCCGCTCAATCCTCAAACCAGTAGAGGCAGAGGCTGTCTGAATCTCCATACCCAATGCTAGGTTTGTAAAACCGGGCGTGGTTCCAATCCCCACATTCCCACTGGAATCAATCCGCATCTTCTCTGTTCCATCCACCTTGAACAGGAGAAGACTACTCGCCCCCACGTTAGTTGGGTCGGCCTCTATTGCGATTGACCGGGAAGTATTGCTCAGGTTTTCAATGCCGCCAGAATATGCTGTCGAACCAGTAGCGCCTACACGAACTGTACTGGTAGCGAACACTGTTCCAGTGACTTGCAGTTCGCCGACAGAAGCGGTTGGATTGTTACCTATCCCTACATTCCCACTCGAATCAATCCGCATCTTCTCGGTAAGGCCAACACCATTTGTTGCGGTTGAGAACTGCAAATAGCCATTCGCGTTATTGTCAGTGGCGTTCGATTTGCGCCCAGAAATCTTGCCAAAAGTCCCCATCGTGGTGCCGGTGTAAGCCCCACCAAGACTGATTGATCCGCCTATATCAGCAGCAACGGCATCAGTAACATGCACCATCAAGTTAGCAGAACCGAAAGTCGTACTGGCTATGCTCGCGGCTTTTTGCGTTACATTTCCACTCGTATCAATCCGCATCTTTTCGGTTGCGGCTGTATAAAACAGCATTGCGTTGGAGGTGTGCTGGTAGGACAGATACCCCATGTAAGTATCTGTCGTAGTCGTTCCATCAGCGAAAGCAAGCCCACCAACGCCTGTTGTTCCGGTATAAATTGTCACCCCGGCTGAACCCGAGCCAGACCCTACTACTAAATCTGCTACGCCATTCGCGGCGTCAATGGTTAATGCTGATGCAGTACCAATCCCTACATTCCCGCTCGTATCAATCCGCATCCGCTCCGTGCCGCCAGTGCTGACAGCGACGGTATCTGCAGCTGGGAACCATACTCCAGTGTTGGGATCGCCTGTGGGGATGATAGCGGGGAGGAGGGCTGTACCTGCTTGGACGGTAGTAACACCAGTTGCACTCAGCGTCCCAGTGACAGCCGCCCCCGTCGCTGTTAGCGATAACGTCTTCACATTACCAGCATAAAAGTCCATCACGTTATCAGCAGACTCTACTAAATACGTATTACCACCACCTGCCACCCCATCTAAGTAGATCTTAGATAGGGCAGCTACGGCTATGGCATTTTGGATAACTCTAAGAGGTGTCTTAGCCATTAGTTCTTACTCCCATAATGCATATAAAGTCACCAGTCGTGCAAGCATCTATCAGCGTTGAAGTCCAGATAAAGCCGTCGAAGGTGTCACTGTAATCGTTCGCATCAGGGCGAATTAATTGGCTGTTGCGATATACAAACTTAGGTTTCCATCCCATTGGCATCGGGAAGGCTACTTGACTAGAAGTCGCGGTGAACCAACGAGGCTCTAATACTGCGCCTAATTTAGCTGTCTGCTCAGCTTTCCTTGCAAGTTCCTCGCGGAGACTCATAGCTGGAATATAGACGTCTGCACCGCTAGTACCGCTTTGTGCAATAATACCGCCAGAAGCTGATAGTGCTGTGATGGAACCTACAGCTGTAGCTTCAGATGCAGTACGCACAAGTCCCTTGAAAGTGGACCTACCGTAGGACGTGCCGACATGTAGTAAATCGGTTTCGTCATCATAGGCAATCGCGGTGACGGCGTTGCTGCTACCGGCGAGGACGCAAGAGGCATTCGCCTCGAACAGTGGACGTTCGGTTTCGTAGATATGGCGGATTTGCTCGGCGCTGGGGGTGGTTGCAGATGCGCGCCAGAGGGCGAGCGAGCCACCCCAGGGACGCGAGTCCCCACCTTGCAGATTTCCAATAGTTAAGACACCAGAGGTTCCTAAGTTCTGCGTACTGTTGCCTGTGACCGGGGTGCCTGCATTTATATAAAAACTGACAACCCCTGATCGACGGACGGCAACTACGAATTTCCAATCAGAGCTAGTTCCTACTGTTACCCCGTCATTCAAATTTCCAGCAGTAGCGTCATAGTAGTAGAGGGTGCCTGTGGTCTGGTTAGATCCGATGACAACTAAATTCCTCAAACCAAACGCGTAGTCGTCTGCGCCTCCTGACTTCAGCCACCCCATGATGCAGAAGTCACCCGTCCCGAAATCCAGATCGGAGTTGTACGGCTGCTCAAGGTAGTTCGCCGCGCTAAAGCCGCTGTAGCCTACTAACTGCGAACCACTAGCTACTGCTGTTTTGGTCAGCGAACCGAATACTTGCAAGCCCTTTGCTTTGACGCTGCGGTCGACGTCGGCGCGGCGGCAGGAGATGTTGTCGAGGATACTGTTACGCAAATCCACCGCTTGACTGTTAGCAAAGTACAAGTAAGTCGTGGTCGAGGTTGCCACGAAGGTAGCCGCAACAAGCTGTGTTGAAGATAGGGTTGCACCGCCGAGAGTTGCGCCTCCTTGACTTGTACTGATGCCATACGTCATGCCAGATGAAGTATCTTTGGTGTAGCTGAATGACAGCGTGTAGGTTTTTCCAACAACCGTTGTGAAGGATTGATATGCATAGCCGTTGGTGCCCCCTATATTGGCGACATTTAAGGCCCCAGCAACGGCTGAGAGGGTTGCAGTCGATGCAGACCACCCCGTCGTATCCGTCGCAAATGTCCCGTTCGTCACCAACTCTGTACCAGTTAGAGTCTCGGCCACGATGTCCGCCAACCATGCACCGCGAATGTTGCCGGGCATCCAGCCGGAGTTGTAGGCCTTGCTAACATAAGCCACAAGGCTAGACGAGGGAGTTGCCCTGTTTGCAAGCAACAAAGCTAAGCCAGCATCTGAAGCGTTAGGAATCACGCTTCCGAGCGAGAGCGGCATAGATCTACCGTTTATCGCCCCTGATGTGGCCGGTGCCGGCAGAGGGTACGGTGTCGTCACCACGCTCCATACAAATGACGCTGCAATGGTTTGCAGATTCGCATATTGCAAGTAAGCACCGGCACTATTGCCGTTATGCCAAACGTACCCATATTTATCAAACGCGACGGCTGGATGGGAGCTTGTGTTGCTTGAGTTGACGACCGTGCCATCACCCCTGATGACACTCACACCCCCAGCCGTTGCCACGGCAATCGTCGGCACCGGCAGGCCCGTGGCGATATCTACAGGAGCGTTGGGCAGGACGGTCATGGCGACGTCGTTGATGGTGTTGCTGACTATCGCGCCGCGACCACTACTAAGCGTAGCCAAGGTGTGTGTAGTGACACACCCGCTGATGCAACGGCCCGATAAACCTACTGTCGTCTGGTATGCCCCTACAACATCAACAACAAAATCTATGCTCAGCAGCCCCCAATCAACAGCCGTGCCAAACACCACAATCCCATTCGCGGCAGCAACGCACGTTGCGTAACGACTTGCTCCGGTGTACCACCACGAATACGCGCCAGCACTGGTGGATGGAAAGAACACCCTCCACATCGGCGTACCCGCCTGCGTCAAGTCCCAAAGCACCACCCGCGCCGCTTCAACGGTAATCAATACCTGCGCCGGGAACTGTCGTGCACTACCTCTGTAGACTTGCGTAACGCCACTACCTGCATTCAGCTTGTAGAACATCGCAGCTGTAGTATCATAGTAGTAACTGTTAGTCGTTGCACCTGCAATAGCTCTCGCACCGGCCTCGTTAGCAGCACTTCCTAGCCAGTTACCTGACAGTGTCTCATTCTCCCAAGACGTATGTGAACAGCGCTTTCTCCAAGCGCCACCGTCAGAGTCCTTAGCGGTGTCATAGATAAAGGTATCTACGATTACACCTGGGAAGACCGTTTTGTCGATGACTGCTGCGGACAGGTCAGGTACAGATACAGCGGTGGCGATTGTGGTCAACACAGCTGTTAGTTTGAGCGTGTTAACACCACCAACGTAAGCGTCCAGGACGTCGGCGGCTGACTCTACAAGGTAAGTATTACCAGCAGCGGCTACCCCATCGAGATACAGCTTGGCTGTCGAACCGATTGCCAGATTACCAGCCGCAGATAGTACAGCTCTGACTACCGAGTTCGTGGCGAACTCGAGAGGTAGCGCACCTTCTGTGCCAATACCAGCACTGTAAGCTGTTGATCCTGTGAACAATGTTCCAGTCGATGAAGCGACACCCATGAGGAGAGCGCAGCCTGTATTAGCAATGCGATACCCAGACCAGCCAGTTGTGGCACCTGTAATGTTGAATGCAATTATGCTATTGCGTGTAGTCTGGGCAACCGTACCATTAAGCGTATGGCTGTACGAACCATCTATTCCTAGTGTGAGCGCACCGCTTGTGCTACGAATTCCGCGCACACCACCAGCATACAGATCCAGCACATTAGCGCTCGACTCAGTGATGTAGGTATCACCACCACTTAGGCCACTGCCTGCTCCATCGAGGTACAACTTATCAGCAGCTCGTATAGAGAGGCCTGTCGTGTCGATCAAGGCTCTTTCTAAAGCATTCACAACAAACCGGATAGCATAGGGAGATGCACCTGTCGCACCATACATCTGCATGAATGATGTAGCACCAAAATTACCATAGTATCCGAACCCTGCAGCTACTCCAGCAGTGAAGCCAGATGACGCTGTGGTCGCAGAGATGACACCTGTAGCACTCACCGTAGTAAATGCCCCCGCCAGCGGAGTAATCGTTCCTATGACAACGTTGTTGATCTGATTGCCGCCACCGGAGACTGTGCCGCCGAGGGTGAAGGCGGGAAGGGTCCATGTCGCTGCGGCAGTCCAAGCACCTCCAACAGCAGCGGCGACATTAATCGTTGGTGTCCCACCCAATGAATACGCCCCGCTGAATGCCCCGGTAAATGCTGGCGTTGTGATTGCCGGGGATGTCATCGTTTGCACGCCGGTAAAGACATTGGCCGCATCGCGATTCGCCGGCACGTAACCAATGTTGCTTTCCAGCGCACTCCAATTTCCGGCTGTTTGGCTCGGTGTATCAGTTAGCGCTCTGACAGAATCCCCAATACCTACAGCAGTCCCCCCTAGTGTCCCTGCGACACTGATATACCAAAGGTCGCCTTTAAGGATGGCCCCTGCCGTACCACTACCTCCTGAAGCTGGAAACGTATTTACTGAAGCGTCATAGCTACCGCGATCATCGAGCAGACCAACGACCAATCCATCGACGTATCCTTGAGTGGCGAGCGTTCCTGTAGTCGGCAGGGTGACGTTCGTTGCGCCGGTGGATGTCAGCGTGATACTGTTCGTTGCCGAGGTAGCCAGCGTTGATCCTGCGCCTAGCGTGAGCGTTCCGGTTCCGGTGGTGATGGTATTGCCGTTGATACTGGTCGCTGTGGCTACGCCGAGAACAGGGGCTACGAGCGTTGGGGTGTTGGCAAAGACCAAAGCACCCGTGCCGGTTTCGTCTGTTACCACTGCCGCAAGGTTTGCGCTGCTAGGAGTCGCCAGCCACGTCCCAACGTTTGCGCCAAGCGTGATGTACGCCGACGTGCCGAGCGTACCGCCCGTGCCGATGCTGAGTGTGCTGCCGTCAGTGCCGGCGAGAGTAAGAGTGTTGCTCGACGTGAAGGTTTTAGATGCCGCTATTGTCAGGACGCCAGTTCCGGTTGTTATCGTGTTCCCATTCACCGTCGTCGCAACCAATGCGCCAATCGTTTGCGTGCCGGTGAAGGTGTTCGCTGCGTCAGTCCGGGCGATGGTAGCGCTCGTCGTCGGGAACGTCATCGTCGTGCCGTCAGTGCCAGTCAGCGTCAGGGTATTGCTTGCAGTCAGGACCTTGCCTGCACCTAGCGTGAGCGTTCCGGTTCCGGTGCTGATGGTGTTGCCGTTGACTCTAGCTGCTGAGAGCGCCCCAGTTACAACCAAGTTGCCTGTTACTGTAGCTCCCACTGCATTCAGTCTGAGTGTATTGACAGTACCTGCTACAAAATCAATTACATTGTCGCTAGATTCAGTCAGATAGGTATTACCTGCGAAACTGCCATCAAGATACAGTTTGCTAGCAGCATTCAAGACCGTTCCATTAGCGGTCAAGCCTTGTGTATCACCCGAGATGATCTTATTGATATTGTCAATTGTCGTGTCGAGCTCAGCGTTAGTCAATGGAGCACCTTTTACAGTGCTACCAGTGCTAGTTCCAGTTTCACGTAAAAGGATCGTAGCCATTAGGCGCTCCGTACGTTCCAGATGACAGTCATGCTATCGAGAGCACCTTTGTTGATAACAGCGAAGACAGTCCTTGCGAGTAGCGTACCAGCGCCAGCTGCGTTCAGAATACCGGCCTCGACGATAGCGCCTGTACCTGTTCCAGCGGGAAAGGTTGCAGCATAGGTAAGCGTATCATTCGCCACTGTGGTTGTAGTGATAGTAGAACTCGCAAGAGCGACACGGCCAACTTCAGCCAACAGAGCTGTCTGTGCGTCTGCAGCAGCGGTAGCGCTAGTGCCAATAGCCATATGCGACATAGCAGTAGCGCTGGCATCCTTCATGCGCGAGATGATGTAGGCAAGACCTGTGTCAACCACAAGGTTGTTAACTTCACGCTCATCCTTAATGTTGCCCTCTGCGTCCTTGACGGTGATATTTAGAGAGCCCTTGAATTTGATTACTTCGTTTGTTTGCATTTCAGTTCCTTAAAATGTGGAGTAAGAGCCTGTGTAAGCTTGTGAAAAATAATCCTCTGAGCCGTACGACTGTGACACTACACCACCAGTATCTGAGACTGTTATAAGCTCAGCCGCCAGCGACTTTGTATTCGAGATCGCCAACGAATCGAGGATACTGGCTGTTTCAGTAAGCACAGACGTAATGCCGAAGCTAAAGATGTCTGTACACGTTGTAGTGTCGACACTATCTTCCGAAATACCAACGCTGAATAACGGTGGACCGTCTGTAGCTACGAGGGTGTCATTCACAATCTTGATAACTGATACTGTACTATTATCAAGTATTGAGACACTCTCTGAAGGGAATACAGCACCGATTTCAATATTAAATATCTCATCAAACAGTATTTGCTCATTAAAGCGTTTATCAATTTGAATTATACTGTCGTCACCAACGAAAATATCAGTGGTCGTGAATGTGTCCGTATCTGCTACTTTTACAGCCAGTATGATAGCAGAGTCCAATACATTAAGCTGATCCTCATCCGCAACACGCGTCGTTCCAAATACAGGAATATCGACCATGTCTGCAATATCGGTGAAGCGCGATTGGTTATTGTTCTGTAAAACATAGATGTCGCTTCTCGGGCCATACCCTTCAATCGATATGTCGGACTCTGTGGTATCGACTGTAACTGTCTTAGTGATATTCGCGTCTATTGTGGCAATATACGCTTCACCGTCTATTGTGGCAATATACGCTTCACCGTCTATTGTGGCAATATACGCTTCACCGACGATCCTTATCAGCTTAGTGGTCATATTACACCACTACTTCTGTAGGACTGAATAGAAATTCTATCATGCCTCGCATTGGTTTCCATGTCCGTTGGAAGAATACAGTATTAGGCTCAGTGACTCTTAGCTCAAAGAAGCCGTGTGTAGGGATACCAGGCTTAGGTTGCACAGCCCATGTAGTGGACAATGAAGACTCAAACTGCAGATACACAGTTGCTGGGTTAAACTCGATCCAATCTGCTGAGGTGTTCGGCGGAGTGGCATCAATAATGCCAGTACCGGTTCTACGCTTATAATACAGCGTATTATGTAGGACAAACTCCTCGCGTGTGTATGCATTACCTGCTACCCAGACATCACGATATGTTGGTACCCTGACGTTAAGTGCTGATTCTACACCGGAGGGCTGTACTGTCGAAGGCTTCGCATCAGGATCCTCAGGATCGATAACACCTGTGTTTTCAGCCTCGATGATAACAGCCTCAAATGTGAAGCCTAATGCAGCATTAGATAAAAAGTCCAACACGATTGGAAATTCGAGTCGCTCACCCTGGACAATAGACCATAGCACAGAGCCGGTGTCCGACTGAAGATCCGTCGTTATATCAATGATTCGTGATCTAGCCATGATCCCTCATTTCTTTCTTTCTCAGTTAGTAAAGATACACTAATCACTAGCGCATCCTTATTGTTAATAAAGGGGGGCGGCGAAGTAGGATAAGTTAACAGTATCACGTACTGACCAGAGAGACGCAGGTACATTATTCTTGTACCCTTATTTTGCGTATATAGGCCTGTCCGCTTAAACGTTGACAGACATCTCCAGCGATTCCATGACCAGGAAGTTAGTAGCGCTCCCTGTGAGGCCTGTTATCGACACCGTTACGTCCACGCCGGTATCCACCGAGCCGTAGAGAGGAGCAGCCACACCTTCGTTATCAGTGATAACTTGGCGAACAACAAGTCCTCTATTCTGCGCAGAGACACTGTGCTTCGCATGTGCCATACTAGCGTTGGCGGCTGTCTTCATCGTCGTAGCGCCGAGTTTCAGCACAGTAGTCTTCGAATCAGCGTTGTTTACAACAGAGAATGTAGCATCAACACTGATACTCCCATGCACTCCGAGCAAGCCACCAGGAACAGAGTAAGCCAGCATATTGACAGCTGCAATAGTTGCAACATATCCCGATGCCGAACCTACAGCTGCAACTAGACCAGCTGCCTCTTCACCTGCAGGCGTATAGGGCACGAATTGTGCCTCAGCCTTGGTGAACTTGTTGAAGACCTGACCGACTGTAGTTGTAGAGAACACGACATAGTAGTAACCTGCAAGGCCACCTACGATTGCATTCACTGGGAGATAAAGCCATGCCGAGCTGTATACAGCCGGTAGTGCTACGTTGAGTGTCACAATACCTGCTGCATCAACTGCACCATTACTACCAAGCACAACAGGTACAGCCGTCTTGACGATAACCTCTGTCTTCCTCTCCGGTGCAACAGCTGCTCTGATCATCTCATTGAACTTCGAGAGCGTGGTCGATAGTGTTCGACCTGATTTGCGATTGTATGCTACGACGTTCGAGCCGTCGTTCGACTGCATTTCCCAGTTGCTAGCTAGTTGCTGGTCGAGTATCTTTTGTCTGACGTTCATTTGTTATCCTTAACTGTTCATTAAAATTACATTGAGTCGTAAGTGCGCTCGTCTATTCCTCGTCTGTCCTTCTGCCACATCAAAAGGCGGGAAAATGCCCAGAGTTGCCCGAAAGTGGCCGCAGGAGCAGCTCGGTCGCATGCCATCACCCTCGCATCGCCGACCCCGCAATCGCCTCGCCCGTGACCACTCTGCAGGTCAGTCCAGGCAAGGGCGAAAATGCGGTCGCCGAGAGTTGCGTTTGCGATTCAGACACCGTTTGCTCTATAGGGTTTCAAGCCTCTCGTTACATGTTTTGTAATGCGAGGTGTGCCATATAGCAGTATGTCCTCTACGTTTCCAACCCCTCTTCTCAAGTATCTTCGTAAAGATATTCTGCTCGTCGTAGAAGCTACCGACAGACAGGACAATCTCTATTCTGAAACGTTCAGCTAATCGAATCAACTCCTCGTGTGCCAGGATGATAGCTCTAGCTGATTTAATACCTCGCATGTTCGTTACGTAGAACGATTGCTGCAAGAAGGAGTGCGAAGAAAAAGGGTGCTTTAGGCGTTCGGCCAGTAACCACCCTACAAGGACATCATCGTCCTTGATCGTATACAAGAAGCCACTCTTTGAATGCTCTCGCAACTGTAGCAGAGATTTCTTACGATCCACATGAATGAAGGTATCGTCATTGTAGTCTGCATAAATATCTATGCAAGTCGAAAATTCATCTATCGACTTTATCTTTTGCAAGGTTATCATTTAGTCTCCAATAGCCATCCAGTTAAGCGTGCCTGTAGCGAGCACTTGCGCAGTCGCCAATGCTACCGTGTAGTCTACAAACTTGAACGTGTTTGCAGGGGTCGTGCTGTTAGGCACAGGACGCCTAATAGTTATCAGAGCGTCCGCAGTCACCGTACCGGTCACGTATCCCACACCTTTGTACAGGGCACCGTAGGTGAACACGTACTCAGTCAACTCCATCGTCCAGTAGTTCGGATTGTATGTACCAGTGACCACGGTAGCAACATTATAGACACGCGTGTTTGATTGCAATTCCTCAAATATAGCTGTACCGTCAGCTAGATCACCATAGAAATTATTAGATGCCCTTAGGAAGTAATTACCGCCTGAGTATATCTTAGATACGTTCCATGTTTCAGCCTCACCACCGCCCTTTCTAAGCAGAATAGAACAGATGTTATTGGCATTCTCCTGGTAAGGGGTAGCTGACAAACTAGGCGTACCGAATCCGAATGTTGCTGAATAGGCTACACTATAGATGCTCCAGCCGGATGGTGCGGAGTATGCGGACATTGCGGGGGATAATGTAGTGCTAGAACTGAATCCACTATAGGGGTACGGAATGTCTGTAGGTGAACCAGATATAGGCCCACTACTAACAGCTTGTGTTGCGTACTCATATGTGAGTGAACCAAATAGACTAGCGCTCTCGTCGGACGCTGTGTACGCGATGAAGAACTCATATGTGTTCGCACCAGCAGGAAATGTGAACGACACCGTATCTGTTACGATACCTGTAGTAGCTCCTATCGATTTAACCTTCGGTGTTGAGTATGAATATGCACTACCGCTACCTGATACTCGATACCCTATACGCCAGCTTACAGTTCGGTAGATGTATTGCGATAATCCATTTCCACGGTATGACACTAGCTCGACATTGCAGGTAACACTAGCTGTATTAGCAGGCGTCGTACGCGTCGGTGTTGAAGAGTAAGTGTTGCTCGATATAGAACCAGATGTCTGATTCAACACTGTATTTACCGTACTAGCCGACAGTGTCAGATATGCTATGGCTGTAAAACGCCATTGCATACTACCAAGCGATGTTTCCGCGATATTTTGCGCTTCACAGACAATAGACTGGCCCTGCGCGACATATGCAGGATCAAAGAACTTTAACACGAAAGGTGAAACAAGAATTTTCGGTTGTGTCTTCCAGTAGCCCGGCAGTGTCACCAAATCGCCACTAGCAGCTGTACCAGTCTCATATCTCCGGAGGTAAGCATACTCTACTGCGTAACCTAATGCAGGCACGTAGCGATACAGCCTTAGATTACCACTATCTAGCCTTGAGTAATCGCCGGCTGTACTGTAACCAGCTTGTGAGTAACTCTCAATGTAACCGTCGCCAAACAGCTTCAACTTGCCACCTACCTGTATGTACTCTGTTGCCTGTAGAGTTCCTGCAAGAATCTTATCTGCTGTTAGACTCTCGATCATTGCATTCGTTATCGCACCGTTAGCGACAGCCAGTGAGCCTACGGCAATAGCACCAATCGCCAGCTTATCGCCTCCGACCGCGCCATCTGCAAGGTTAGTTGCCTCAATAATCAGCGGGTTAAGGTCGACACCATTGATCTTCCCTGTCGTTGCATCAATACCATTCGTGCCACCAAAAGCGTTTACAGACAAGTAACCATCATTGGAGATGTTCTTGAACCATAGCTTTAGCACCTTACCTAATGTTGACGGCATGGAGGCTTGCGTACCATTGAACCGATACATCTCAACTGCATCACCGAACACTGGCGTAGCACCCTCAGCTCCGTAAACTACAGTGAAGCCATGTCCATGTCCCTCGGAGTACGAAGGTGCAGGTGATACAGCAATGAACACCGTACTGAAGCCTGTCGTTACTGTCACACCGACGGCACCTGGTGGTGGTGTGGTATCTCGAACAGCTCCCACGTTCAATGCGAGGACATCGATATTATGATACACATCTCGACCGTTATAGGTGGCCTTCACAGTGAAGAAACCTACATTGCCTGTGAGCGTGGTTACGTTGTAGTAGCCCTTGTTGTCGGTATTGTTTATTGAAGCATCACAACTCGTCTCTGAATGTATTACGAATGAAGTGCTTGCTGTAACGTTTGTGTCACCGCTACGTATAGATAGATAACCGTTGGCATTCGCGTAGCCATAGTTCACTCCTAGGTTATCCTGCAACACCGTCAGTGAGTTCTTCGTTGATAGCGTATCAAGTACAGCCGGTTGTATCAACGCAGGTGTTTCCCATGTGCCAGCAGCAATGATACCTGTGCTATTTTGCGCAGAGATGATCGTAATTGAACGATACAAGTCTGTCGTACCTGCAGGAATCCCTGCTGACCATACAGTAGGCAACCCTGTCGGCAACGTAGCAAACTGAAACGTGTCAAAGTTGTAAGTACCACCGACTGGAGTAGTAGGTGTTGTCAATGATCGTGCATACACGTTTAACGGCAGTGAGGCGTAATAGTCAGTATCCGCTGGCGTCACAGCTGCCGAGATTGCAGCCCATGAGGAGAACGGGCCAAGCTTCCCAAAGAGCATCGGTATGACAACAAAGGTACGTGTCGCAGCAGCCATTGACGGCAACAGAAAGTGATCACCATGGGCAACACCCAGCTCATCCATACCAGATGTTATCGTCAGTTCGTTTACTGGCACAGAGGTGTATCGTATGGAATAGCCAGACACTCGGGAGTCATTAGAAACAACCCACGATAACGTACCACTAGACAGTGCCATGTTGCTACTTGCGAGTAGCGTCAGAGACGTCACTGCTGGTACAGCACTGTCATAGATGTTACGTTGCGGTATTACCTCGTTGTCCTTAGCATTCCACTCCAGATTCCTTGCATCGAACTTAGAAGCCTCAACAATGACATTACCTTCAGCATTGATAGTCACGCTATTAACCATCAACAGCTCACCAGGTATCTCCAGGAAATCACTTTCCAGCCTCATGAAGTCTGTCGGCTCTAATCCACCATATCTATGTGACAGCGTTATGTTGTACGAGGTTGCAGAACGCGAGCTCCGTACAATGGATTCTGCTTTTGCGAGCGCATGGTAATAGTCAACAATACCATCTCCGAAAATAGACGACTCTAATTCCACTCCGTTGTCTAAGCCGATATAGGTTCGGTATACGTCATTTACTCCGTCTACGAGTGCCCAGGCAGTTGTGTCCACCGAAGGGTCCACAGCATAGACTCGCGACTCACCAAACCTAAGCTGATAGCTGTTACCACCATAGGTTACATAATCACTTCGGTTGTATGCGGTTCCACTAGCCCAGGCTCCTCTTTCGACACCAGCACCAGGAACAAAATTTGTCTTCGGAGGCCAACTTGCCGAGTCCTCTGAGAAGTCCTTCGCCTCATTACGAAAGCGTACAGTAGCAAAGTTGTAGCGTGTGCTAGCGTTTGGCCATGTTACCTTGAATTCATCTCGCTTGATGATGTCATCGTCAGTAATGGTAGCGGCCAGAGCTGTCACCCAATTAGCAGTGTTGAGTGCTGTATTGTTACCATTGATCAAAGATCGATAGACAGTAACGTCACTAGTGCCAGAGTTCGTCTGTACAACATCATTCTTAGCGTATGTCACCAGTGCGTTGTACACATATGGATACTGCAACAGAAGCTTATACTTACCTGTTGTCCATATCAACTCAGAGGCATCCATCGTATCTAGAATTCTCTCGATGTTGTCTACTATCTTGGCATCCGAAAACATTGTGATGTTAGCTTCGTAAAGTGGAAGATCACGCGTGAGAATAGGCGTATTTCGTTTGCGCCATATTTTACCTTCAGCAGAGACACCGGACTGTACGATCTTGTCGCAGATTACCTTCGCGTTGTAGAAGCTCTCCAGATCGATTTCGTCGTATGATAATCCTTTTCCATACGCTGTGTTCGTCAGGTAGTCCAGTAAGACCAACGCTGGGTTGTTCGAATAGCTACGAGCACCTACAGTGTAAACACCAAGGCTCTCAGTAAGTGTTGCTACCTTCAATCCTTCGATGTAGAACTGTGCTGTTGGCACACCTCCGAACTGCGGATCGTCTCGATTAAGCCTGAATACACCAGAAGCGAACGCGAATCCAGGAAATAACGACGTACCAAGCACACTCGGATAATTAGCTGCAGCAATCGAATCGTTCTCATTACCGGAGTAATGCACGTCGAGTCTTAGACCGCCGGCACCACCTGTATTGACATAGTCAGCTGAAGGTGGACCCTTTGTGGCAAATCGACTGGTATTGTAATCTTGCTTATCTACGTCAGCCCATATGCAACTATTTATCGGAGCCATCGATATGACTTGCTGAACCGTCAGGTATTCGTGCTTTTTACCGCCGATACTTCCTGATAGCGCGTTTACGAGCTGCTTCTGCGAGTTGGGAGTTGTGTATGTAAAGCTACTGAGAGTATTGTGGTACACACGTATACCACCTACTAGACAGCGGCCATAGACGATGTTAGCTGGACTGGCTTCACCTTCAGCAACGATCTCAATACCTTTAGCGCGGTCTGCACGTTCAAACGCCTCTTGCTCAGCCTTTTTCTGTCGCTCTTTTGCCTTCTTCTGTTGTTGATGTTGTACAACCATACTAACAATAAAAGAGAATACCGAAAACCAACCCATTAGTATTTCCCCCAGATTAGATCGATGGATTTAGAACCATCGTATACTTGATCGAATGATGTATCTGATGTCATGCCTATCTGCCTTAGATAATCCTTTGAGGTAGTGATTACCTTCTTAGCATCTAAGTTCGCAACAGGAGATGAACCCTCGATAATGGCATCTACCTCGTCGTCTTCAGACACCGTATAGCCATGCGAGTCGATTAGACCTTTGTACACTAAAGGTATATCCGCAGGTTGCAGGAGAGGCTGTCCAGGTAGAGCGCCACCGATAGTGATGGCAAGTGTATTGAAGAATCCATAGTACACCCTGAACTTAGTACCTACAAGGCCCACCTCGAACATTGGCCTGAAGACAAATGCTGGATCAGCGTAAATCAGCTTGTAGGCCTCTCTGTCAACTACACGAGACAACTTAGGAGGCTCTGTGGATTTCAGATTACCGTCAGCAAGATATGTCACACCGTCTACCGTGATATTGAATGGCGCTGTGGTGTGATACATCGGAGTGCTAGTCTCTATGTGAACTAGTGTGAAGATAGAGACAGTAGACTCTGCTAGTAACGTGAGAATGTTATTACTAAGGACACGCATTAGGTGGCCTCTATTAGTTTGAGCATGCCAGGATCCTGTAACACGCCATCGATATACTTCATGCCCGATGCGTTGTCTACGTCGTAGAAGGCGCGCATTGTAACCTTACTACCGTAGGTTATTACAGTTCCAGGAGCTTTAGTTGAACGTAGCTCTGGGAAGACCTTCGTGTAGGTCACGTCAGAATTGTCGACGATCAGATACACTTTCGAGTCACCTGCGAATGTAATGAACTCACCGGCCTTTATCAGTGACTTAGTGATGCCACCCACGACGATAAGGTCAGTACCAACGCTCGCCGACAAAGAAACGACAGGTGTATAGCCTTCAGGCATCAGATCACGTGAGTACAGTTGAGGCATCCGTACATAGAAGTACTCGGTTACATTTTTGAGAACCGAGTGTACGAACAACTCTGAATTCGTACGAATGGGCATTATCATCGAAGATATTTCCCACCGTTGTGCTTTCCGATCTTGTGTTACTCGCTTGAGCGACAGTGTGTCGGATACACTGGCTCCTTGATTGTTGATGATCTCCAGAGGCGCGGCAAATATCGCGATAAGTTCGGAGCCGACCCCTGTGTTCGTGCTACTTCGTAAAATTCCAAACATACGCTCTCCGTTTAAAAAATAAGCCCTGTCTGTATACTACAGCGTATACGGGCTACCTGTTTAGTTGCGATGTCCATTCTCACGATTGTTCATGTTGACACCTGTCGTGATCTGTGGTAACATCGAGATTATCTCTTTACGCGTCTGGCGAGAGATATCACCTGTGATTTTGATATTGACGATTTGCTGATTCCCGCGAGCAGTATCACTGAAAGCGGCAGGTCCGGGTACTACAACCCCATCTGACACCATACCACCTTCAGCAAAGCCGTGGAAATTACCGTCGTTGATTGCCATCAGCATGTTTCTGAAACGCTTAGTGGATGCGGCATTAACAACGAACTCACCGTTCGATAACATCGCAGGGATACTATCCGAGGTTCCATTACCTGGGCCTACGACACGACCCCCTGATGCAAATAGACTAGGGATGAAGTCGAACACACTTGAGACATCGAAGTCAGAGAACATGTCAGAGATGCCACTAAACAAGCCACCGGCACCACCCTCTTTGCCACTGAACAAACCGCTTATCCCATTAAATGCCGAAGTCAGCGTCGTCTTCAGGAAGTCCCAACCCTGCTCTAACACCGAGGACAGACCATCCCATGCATTCGTCAGTGTGGTCGACAGTGAAGAATCACTCGTTGCTAATGTTGCAGCCGTTTCACTGTTTGCGGTCTCAAGTAGCGTCTTGGTGTTAACACCTGCATCAGCAAGAACAGTAGCTGTGGCTGTGTTACCCGCTGCAGCTAGATTAGCCTTCGCTGTATTATCCGTCGAGAAAATATTGGAAAGTTTCTCATTGAACCAGCCGAATATACCCTTCTGCTCTTGATTAGCATCCTTAGCTGCATCACCAGACTTGGCAGCTGATTTTCCATCCAGACTAAAACCCTTGCCAGAGAGGAAATTGCCAGTCTTGCTACCTAGGTCAGATACACCGCCGATGATGACATCATTCACTATCTTGTCGACAATACCACCGGCAAACTTAGTCGCCATCGAGGAGAAGAAAGAGTCGATGATCTTGCTGGATAACGAGTCGGCCCATTGCTCGATCATTCCCTTGAAGGTGATCTTACGCTTGGCAAAGGCAGACATCGACGTCTCCACTTCCTTGAAGAATGCCTGCGAGAAGGGCTTGGCCATATTTCGGCCCTCAAAGGACGAACTCATCATCGACAGCAGAGTAACTTCATTGCTGAACACTTCAGTATACTGCTTTAGGAACTCACCAGCAGCATCTTTAGCGAGAGATGCATTCACACGAACACCTTGTGTTGAACCTGTCTTCTCCAGTTCAGCGTAACGTTCGTATGTCTCCATCATATCAAGTATCTTGGCATACGCAGTTTTAGGAACGGCTGCACTTATATCGGCCAATTGCTTGCCAGGAAAGAAGTCACCCAGAGCGCCTTTGTAGTCCATCTCTTTCTTAACTTCAGGCGTAAGGTTCTTGAAAATCTCAGCTACAGCACCTTGTTGCCCGCTTATGTTGTTCACAAGCTTGGCTCTGGATATTTCAGACAGATTAGTGGCACCTAGTGACTTCGTATTAAGTGCTATCTCATCAAGGGCCTTTCCGACAGTCGTCAGTTGACCAGCTTGTACCAGCTTGGTGACATCAGCAATTGTTACTGGATTGGCCAGTGCACCAGATGCATTGATGTACTTCGCAACACCTTCAAAGTCGCCTATCTTCTCGATACCTGTAGGGTTTCCAGCTACCATGTCACGGATCATTTTGCTAATATCGACACCTGTGTTAGCCTTGATCCATGCATTGATGCCTTCAACGCCTTTCATCATCGCAGCCTTGAAATCCGCAAGTACTGATGTGGATTTTTCTGTCTCAACAGTTTGATCTGCAGTGGCAACAGATTGACCGACGATAGCGCCCTCCGCCTTCGATATAACACTCACCATATTCTTAGAGTAGTTTGCATCTGTGGCGTAACCACCTTTTTGTACAGCCGTGGCGTACTCGCCTAAGTCCTTCCTACCACGCGCACCATCGTATCTCTTGCTGGACATTACACGTTCGAAGTCCTTAAAGAAATCGTCAATGGTTGCATACTTAACGTAGTTGCCGCCTTCACTGGCAGGGCGTGGAGAGCCTTTAGAGCCGTTCGGATTGCCCTCAGTATATGTAATCCCACCGAAGTTGTTATTCAGCTTCGCAACATTAGATGTACCGCCCTGGCTCTCATAGTACAACTGCTTCAACAAAAGGTCAGAATCGATGCCCAACGAAGTAGATATACGTTCTGCTTGTGGCTTGTACTTCTTTATGAAGCCTCCTAGATTGAATCCAGGCACACCACCGTTAAGCGCCTCTAAGAACGGTCTGAATTGTGCAGCAGCCTTGGCGTTTACGACAAACTCACCGTTTGACAGCATCGCAGGGATACTATCAGACGTCGCGGAGCCAAGTCCGAATACAGATCCTCCTGTAGAGAAACCTGGAATACCTCTTGCCTTGTTCGTCATGAAGTAATTCAAGGTCGTCTCTAGATCGTCACGTCTACCTGTCTGGCTTTCTGCGATATCAACGGCAGGGGCAATCATCTTGCTCTTGTCGAACTTAGCGAAGCCTTTCAGTAGATCAAAGTTCGTCGTACTGAACTTACCAGTTAGGTCTTGAAACGTCAATGCACCAGAGGAGTTATTGATCTTAGCATCATCAGCTATATCTATGAGGCCTCTCGCTCTGGTCAACGCATCGTGATCGTTTAGCATGCTCCTTGCAAGGTATGAGCGCGCTGCTATGGCTAAGGTCGCTTCACCCGCCGGACTCTTAATAGCCGCATTCTCGAAAGCCCACTTAGATGCTTGTGCCTCAAACAGAAAACGTGAATCAAACATGTCCTGGTAATTGGCGAAACGAGCCATATACTGCTGGTTCAATGCAGAACCTATTGCGTTCGCTTCCTTATACTCGTTACTGCGCAAGTAAGGCTCGCCGACTTCTCTGTAACGCTTCAAGGCCCTCGCAGAGTGCTCTTCAAGTTGCATACGTAACGGCAATATGTCGCTACGTACCGTTTCCAAGAAAGCATTATCAGAATGGATATGTCCAATCTCATGCAATGACACGTAGTACTCGCCGTATCCGTTCTCTGGAGTGATAGCGGGGACATTAAGTGTTTTACTTGCTGGATCAGTACGCGCTGCAACAGCATCTACATACTTAAGTTGATAGCCGACCAGTCCTGCTTTAGTGGCGACATCTTGTTGCATGGCAGCAACTATTGCAGGTGAGACACCATTGTTGATAGCCTCGAGCAACTGCATGTTGTCCTTAGCAGCTGCGGCCTTAACGACGAATTCACCGTTGGACACCTTAGCGTTGATACTGTCAGATGTCCCCGTTCCTGGACCACGAACCTTACCACCACCTGAGAAGGCTGTATAAGGATACGGTTCAGCTTCACCATCTTGTTGCTCACCACGCTGCAGGAGAATGTTCTTGGTTGTGTCGAAGAAATTTGTTATACTCTTTCCGACAGACATACTCCAATCTAGGAATCCTTTTTCCATTCTAGCAGCAGTAGCATCAGGTAGCAGCTTAAAGTCGCGTCCACCATCAGGCAGCATCTCTACCAGCAGCGGTTTCTCCAAACCCATTGTGCCTAGGATGGCCTTCTCCACATGGACACCTACTTGCTTGCCCATACGTTCAGCTTGCTCGAAGTCACCTTGCGCTATCGATACGGCAGTTGCACCGATACCCATTGCGGCTGAGGCAGCATGCTGTCCAGGTGTCGTCGGTTCAACATCAGGACTGTCACCCATTAGCCACGGGAACTCTTTCTTCAGATAATCTGTCAGCGCCTTAGCACCAAGATCGAGGCCTTCTTTTATTGCCTTAGGGATCTCATCAGTAACAATGAACTTAAGTGTGTTCCAGGTCTCAGGCTCTTTGAAGAACAACCAACCCGCGATCAAAGCTGCAGTGATGATTGCGCCTATAGGCGTGAACACAGCACCGAGAACCGCACCGAACAACAAGGTGAAGGCAGATACCGCTGTAGCACCAGTGAGCTGACCTAAAATGCCAGCACCGATTGTGACAGCTATCTTCTGATGCTCAGGTAAGTCAGACTGTCGTGCAAACTCAGAACCAGCTGTGAAGCCTGCGTAGCCACCTAAGAAGCCACCTGCGCTTGCTAACGAGTTCTTCAGACCATCCTTGAACTGAGTGGAAGCATCACTAATGCTCTTACGCAGTGTGTCACGTGTAGCTGAAAGCTGTTGTATCTGTGGGCCAAGCATTGCCACTTGCGACGTAGCGTTTGTAACTTGGCGTTGCGAGAATGCAGCGCCCTCTTTGATGGTCTTGTTAAGCGACAACAATTCCTTCTGGATAGGAGCTACAGCGCGTTGCGCGTCATTAGCAGTGGATAGCCTAGAGATGGGCAAGTCATTGACTAGCTTCTGTACCTGTGCCTGTTCACTTAACCGCTTCGTATTCAGTGCCACCACTGCCGTCGATCTGTCGAATGTCTTGGTAGCGTCCTTAACTTGCTTGTTAAGATAGCTCAGCTCAAGTTGTTTACCGACCGATTTTCCCATCGCAGTTGGCGAAGTAATGACATCGACAAGAGCACCGCCAGCGGCCTTTCTATTGTCCGAGGAAAACAAGAACGCCAGAGCTGCCAGCTTAAGTGTAAACTCAGCGATACCCTTCACGACGGCTATAAGCTTGTCACCCATGCTGTCAGCAGTCTCTAGGTACGTTGATATTGGACCGAAAGCGCCACTACCAAAGATTGCTTCTTTGATCGACCTGCCAATATCCAACGTAGTGCGAATGCCTTTAACGAGTGCGTTGACGAGCGTCCCTTCATCGACGTTCTTCGCCAACATCGTGCCGGTCAGCCCTACACCACTCACAGCAGCAGCTTTAAGTAGGAAGCCACGCATGGGGGCCATCGATGAGAAGATAACAGTAGGTATCAAAAGCATCGCGCCTAAGATAGCAGTCAGCGTTGCACCAATAGCTAAAGTGGCAACCACCTGATCTTTGTTGTCGAACGCATTTATGATGTCATGCATGAACGGTCTATCGACTTCTTGTTTGTGAGGACCGAATGGGACTTGCGCGCCGCCTTTATCGTCAGGGATACCTACGATCTGCCGTACTAACTTGCCACGATCAGTGCTTTGTAACCAGTTTAGGCCACTAGCTACATCCGACTGTTTAGCGATGATACGGCCTAATGACTTGAAGAATCTAGGCACAAACGAGATGAAATCGTTGTACATGTCACCGATAGTAGAGAGGGCGTCGCTAGTGTGAGACGCAACAGAGCGACCGAGTCCATTAACAAAGCTGAGAAGCCTCTCCACATAACTTTCTTCGGCGGCTTCTATATTACTGGCTACCAGACCCTTAGATGCTATCCCTGTAGACAGCGCCTTGCCGATTTCAGTGCTAGCACTCTTGTTCATAGAACCGAGCAAATCAAATGGCTTAGCCTTAGCACCGTCACCTAGGTGATTCTTCCTGAACTCGGGGAATGTACCTTTAGAGTTCTTCTGGAGGTTGTTGAGATATTCTACGGTGTCGAAACCAGGCATTTCAACTTTAGGCGGCTCCTTTACAGCCTCCTTTATATCCTTCAAAATCTTAACCTGCTTGACACTTTCGTCGAGTATCTCGACATTAGTTTCTGGATAGATAATAGGGGCCAGCCATTCCTTACGCCAAGCTTCTATTTCTGCCTCTGTGAAACCTGTATCACTCTTATTAGGAGCTGTAGTTTTCTCATCTGGATAGATAAGTGGTTTCAGCCATTGATCCTGCCAGTCTTTGACCTCCTGCTTGGAGAAGTCACTCCAGGGGTTCGTGGAAGGTGCTTTGTAGTTGGCATCAGTCGGCTCAGGTAGAGCTTTCGGTGTTGGTTTCAACCACTCAGCTGCCCACGCCTCGTCTGCAGTTTGGGTACGAGCCTTAGATGTCGTAGATGCGGCAGGCTTATCAGCAATACCTAAGACCTGCTTCCAGTACTTAGCTGCATCAGTGAACACCGTCTCGAACATCGATGTGAATGTGACCAGCAAGGGTTTCACTGCAGTGGTCATCTTACCTATCCAGCTGATGACACCCTCTACCAAATCAGGGATCCACGAGTTGCCAATGACTCTGTCATACAGCCAGGCGAAGGCAGCTTCAATTCGTTGTACTGTGCTGATGACCTGTTTAGCAGACGCCTCGAAACCACCGAATGTGAACTTCATGTCGAAGCTCAGCATGTCCCCCAACATCTTAGCAATCTTCTGGAATGCGGCACCTGCCGTATCAGGTAGATCAGAAAAGAACACCAATAATGGCATCAGCGCTACGATAGCCTTAACCTTCAGGTAGGCCATGTCTGTGATGAAGCGAGTAGCGAATCCTGTGATGGACACCGCTAGCTTATCAATGAATATGGCGATAGGATTCGATCCACCGAACAGCTGCAAGACAGCCTGCATAATCACTGTGAATGCATTACCAAGGTTCTTCAGAGAGCCACCTATGGTAACGAATCGACTCATGTTCTTGTTGATCTCGTCCGTTTGTGACAGAATACCTGCGAACACACGATTCGCTGATAGTGTACCTTCCTCACCCATCAGCCGTAGTTGGCCGATTGATACGTTCATACTCTTGGCAATCACTGTAGCCAATTCAGGTATGTTCTCGAGGATAGACCGAAGTTCGTCACCCTGCAGTCTGCCAGAGCTTAACGCTTGACCAAGCTGCAGAATACCAGCAGAGGCTTGCGCAGCTTCTACGCCGGAGGACTTTATGATGCGAGCAACGTTAGCTGTCACTTGCAGTGCGTCCTTGCTAGATGCGCCGAAGTTCTCAGAGGCACGCCGCAGTTTGACATACAAATCAGCCACATCAGTGATCGCTATGCTTGCATCCATAGCCACAGCGGTTATCTCTTTGAATCGTTCAGCCTGCGCGCCTGTGCTTTTCTCCACGAGACGGAGCTTAGCATTCAGTGTGGCTACCTTGTCGGACAATGCTGCTACACCAACAGTTGCTACTGCGATAGCCGCGAATTCGCCAATAGAGCGTGTAGCTCGCATCAAGCTATCTGACATGCTGTTGGCTGACTTACCGATATCCTTTACCGAATCAGACAACCTGCCAAGCTTGGCCGTATTAGCCCCTGAGCCTACCTTATCAGTGGCCTTGGTGATAGCCTCAAGTTTCTCAGTTGTCTTGTCAGAGGCAGTACCGATTCCTGTAACAGCCGTGACTAATCTCTGTATGTCACTTTCGGCTTTGGCGGCATTAGTTTTTACTTCTAGTTCAATTGCCATACTACCTCCGAAAAAAATCCCCTAGATAAGTTCTCCTTATCAGGGGGCGTGTCATTTGACACTCACGGGACCAGTTAGTCTACCGTATTTTAGTGCAGTTCGTTCTACGAAGAATTGTGGTGCTTGCTTCGAGGAACCACTATTCAAGTCCTCAATATACGGTGCATCGTTACTGACCACGACACTATTACCGTTAACAGAACTCTTCCAACGTGATCTTGCGTAGCCTGTGTCGACTGGCGTATTTATCGCCATGTCTATTGCCATCACCTCGGCTACGGTCTTGGATTGCTTAACGCGCTCCTTTAAGAGTTCATCTCTCATGCCCGCGAGAGCCTTGTCAATTCCCTTGGCTTTTACTGTCAGCATTTGAGTCTCCTAGTAGCGGATTAATATTACCCTTCGCACCGAGCAATTTCTTGAACAATGCGCTGGCTTTGAAGTTTGCACCTGAGATCTTACCAAGCTTCTTGTCCTCATCACGCTTCTTAAAGATAGGCGCTAATGAAGGAAACAGCTCTTCAGGCTTTTGTTTCAGACCTTGTGCTTTCAGTAGAAGAAATGTCCTATAATCTTCTTGCCAACCTGCAGGCCGTCGTTTATAGTACTCTATCCACCCCGTAAACTCGTCATAGGGCATTTCGTCTAATAACCGATACAAGGGCAGACGAAGAGTTTCTGCTAATTGAAAGAACACAAGCTCTTCGTCTGATAGATCCATTTACTTACCCAGGCCCGAGTTCTTCATGATTTCAGCAGACAGTTTCGTCAACTCATCCATCGGAAGATCAGAGATGTCGGAGTCACTGTATTCAGCGAATTCCGGGCAACCTGTGCGAATAACGAACAGCAGAACCTTGAGGTTGTCCCCTTCATCGTTCTCATTGCTCTTGACGAGCTTTTGAATTTCGATGACCTGGTTCACGGACAGCTTGAAGATCTCTACTTCTTCTCCCAGAAACTTGATTTTCTTCGGAGTCTTGTTGGCGGTAAATCGCATGCTCATTTTGTTATCTCTTTCGATGGATAGCATTATTTGAAATCCTCTTGATGCTTCGCCTGGAACTCATCTAAAGCCTTGAGCATTCCATGCAATACACCGAGAGTCTTGAATAATTCAACAGACTTCGGGCCTTCCACAAATTCTGGCAGACGTTCGTAAGTCTTTCTGATACTGATATCTACGCAACGCCGCATGTGTTTCGCAGTGGTGCGCAGTACATAACCCTGACTGAAGGGTTTCTCTTTCTGATTTTCCATTATTATCCTTAACATTGAGGACGCCGAACGCGGTGGTCTTCGGTCGTTTAAGATAGGGCAACCAATCCCTATCTCCTCAAACGTCAGCTATTAGGCAACCGGCTCAGTGGTGTAAGCACCATAGAAGTCGGACTGGATCGACAGCGTCAGGGTCGCGGTATTCGCGTCCGTCAGCTGCGGATTCACCAGCAACGCCTCGATCTTGCCCAGCCAGAAGAACTGAGTGTTCTTCGTAGCAGTGCCGTCAGAGGTGTCACCACCCAGGGCGGTCGAAGCAGCAACCGAACTGTAGCCAGGAGGCTCAGCATTCAGAAGCGTGAAGCGGAAGGCGTGGGTAACGCCGTCAGCAACAGCTTGACCCAGAAGCGTAGTGCTCGCCCAATCGGACGGCACGTAGTTGACAGTGACTTCCAGATTCGGAGCGTCAGACTGACCTTGTACCTGTTGCGACTGCGACTGTCCGAAGACAGGCACGTTCACAATGTTCGGAGGAGTACCGATAGCGGGAAACTCACGAACGTTCGCAATACGAGCGAACTTGGTAGCGCCAGCAGCGGCTTGGTCAACCGAGGTGAACATCGCCGCCCAATTGGTGATAAGACTGGGAGTAGCCGGAAGAGCCACGTCCGTATCAGCGCTAGCGCCGAAGTGAACGGACAGGTCCGAGTACATACCAGCGCCGATAGAAGAGATGTGTGCCATTTGTTAATCCTTAAGAAAGTAGTTGAACGGTACTGAATAGACGGCTTTGTACAACGCTGAGTTGTCCTTATCGTATCCACTAAGTACTAAATTGCTAGAACCAACCTGTGTGTGTCCACTTCCTGTTTCCAAAGACTTTCCAACGAGATGTTTATCAAGCTTGTCAGCTATCTCAACAACACGCTTTGGGCCTTGTCCAGCTTGGACGAATATGTCTATATTCAGGATTCCAGAAGTGGATTTCAGATTGACACCACTACCTCCCGAGATGATCGAAACTCTTATGTACTCATTGTTTGGTGCACTACCAACGTAGTTTGTCGGAAACGTTAAGACACCCTCGTTGGTCCATCGTGGCCTTTTGAATACAGAAAACACGTCCTGTTCCACAGCAGAGTATTTACCCATTATGTGGCCCTCGTGACTGTAACTGTTGTAGTGTATCCATTATCCTCTACCGGATGCGATATTCGCCATGTGTTGCCATTAAAGGTAGCTGTGTCGTAGACCGAAAGGTCGGACAAGTCCTCAGAGATCATCATCAGCTCGGCAGTCAGAGTGTTATTCTCTGGACTTTCGCCTTGCTGCTTCTTATCCCTACGCTTGGTGTTCAACACAGCTCTAACAACGGTCGTGACAGGAGTGGTGGTAGCCACAGTACCAGTCGCGAAGTTAAAGCTGGATGAATCCTTTTGCGTCAACGTAACGTCAATAGCTAGATCGCCTACGGCTTTGAAAGCCTTCCTTACAGCCTTTCGGACTGTCGCAAGGTAGGACATTAGTTAGCCCTCCATACAGCATTGCGTCCTCCTGTCCGCAGCATAGGATTGATAATCCGACGCACACTTGCAGGGATCAAGCTTACAGGAATGATGTTCTTCAGTTTGATCGAACCCACCTCTATGTCGATTACACCGCCCGTACTATCCATCAGACCATCGTTGTTCAGAACGTGGTAAGCTAGTTCGTACGTAGCATTCAACACTCGGGTGGGCGAATCAACATCATCAAACGACTTTGTTATGCCCAAACGTGGATCCCAATAAGAGCCAACCCTAGGAAAGGCCAGTGGTTGATCCTCACTTACAGCGGTTCCAATCCAGTTTAACTCATCTAATATGCTGGTAGCAGTGACCAGAGATTGAGCTTTTAGAGTGTCGCTAGCTTCAGTCCATGCAGCAACATCCGGCTTGTTAGCAAAGTACAACTCAGCCTCTGCCACCTCAACATACGAGTTTGTTCCTTTGATCAGCGCCATAAGTGACAAGTCCTATTAGGCGTGGAATACCGGGAGAATGCCCAGGCTCAGCGCGGAACTGTACTTGCGCTGCCACACGGACTGAACATAGGCAGGGGTGCCAGTGACCAGGCCATCAGTAGCGGCAGTAAGCGCCACTTGAACAGCGTTCTCGATAACAGCCTTGTAAGCAGCGTCGTCAGCAAACACGTTCTCGCTACCAGCCCACTTGTAACCGACCGGATGAGCGATGTAACCCCAACGATGCCAAATCGCAGTAGAACCACCACCCTTATAGGCAGCAGCATTGCGCTGGATTTCGACGGGATCAGGCACGTTCAGTGCATTGAAGTTGATCGCGCCAGGAAGAACGATGAAGCTCGTCTTGGTACCGACCACATCAACGCCAGGACCAGTGTTCATCTTGGTGAACTCGGCAGATGCCATGCTCTGAGTAGCACGAGTCAAGATAAGACGGAACTTACCCTGGAAGATCGTGTTGAACTCGATGCCAGCTTCGCTGACCTTATCCTGATCCACCAGATTGGCAGAACGGAGCGAGGCCATGACAGCGGGGCTGACGACCAGATAAGCATACGACGGCTCGTAATCCTTCCAAGCCATACCCATGGCAGTCAGGAAGCCCTCAGCGCGGGCAGCACCTTGAGCAGTAGCCGAAGCAGCAATGACCGGCAGCACGTTGCCCAGATCGACGTAGAAACCATACTTCTTGTCGGTCGGGTCGTTGTCAAACGTCTGTCCACCCAGACCGTTAGAGCCTTGGGCCTTGCCAGCACCGTTCAGCAACTCAGCAATAGCGACACCCTTGCAGACTGCAAGAATGGCGTTATGCTCGTCTTGAGCACGCGTCTCAGCGAAGTCACGACCGAACTTGGCCAGACCATCTTTCTGAGTAACAACTTGCTTCATGTTGACCTTCTCAGCACCTGCAGTCCGGACAGACTTGATGTATGTCAGGAATTCAGTGTCGGAGGTCGTCGCTGTACCAGCAGTACTGTCAGTAAGCGAGGCCAGGTTAATGGTCGGGGTAAGCGGCTTTTCCCAACGCAGTTGACCGATGAAGGTCTCAGTTTCAGTATCGATTTGCGAATTCGCCACGGTGATGCCGGTGTTGACCAGCTTCTTCGCGTTCGTATAAGCTTCATCGTAGTACGCACCAATAGCCGATTGCAGAACGGTATCAGTTGCGCCAGTTACACTCTTAGTTGCACTCATAAATATTTCCTTGTTGTATTATCGTTGCGGCAGTCTGCCTTCAGCAGCCATTCGGATCACTTCGTCTTGTGATTTGGCGAATAGCGATGTGTCGCCAGAGCCACCATCATTCCCACCCTTGCCTTGTCCCGAACCGGAACCTCCGCCAGAGCTAGCTTTTGTTTTGAACAAGAAAGATTGATTGTCATCAGCAACATATGCAGCAATGAAGTCTTTGATAGTGACACCGCTCTTGTGTACCCATTCGCCCTTATCGTTGCGAACAAGACCTTCAGCGATTTCCTTAAAAGCCATCTCAGCTGCGCGATCGTTCTTGAAATCCAGTCCTTGTAGTGCTGCACGCACATTCGCATCCCGAGTAAGCTCAGTATTGCGACGTTCCAATTCTGCATTCTTTGCATCCAGTTCCTTGCGCTTCACTTCAGCATCGGCAAGACGAGCCTCGTAGACCTCACGGTGTTTACCTTCGGCCTCAAGTCGCTTGATTTCAGCTTCACGTTCAGCGGCTTCTTTCTCCTTGAGCTTCTTCTCAGCAGCGTCTCGGATTTCGTAAGCCTTGTTGAGGTTATCTTTGAGGCCCTTGATCTGAGCTTCGATTCCCTCTTGAACTAGACGAGCGATCTTCTGTTCTTCTGTCTCACCCTTAAGAGCTTCCAGCCGATCCAATTCCGCTTGTTCCAGCGCAATCTCTTCGGTAGTCTTAGGAGTGCCATCTTCTTTATTCGGATTTATTGCCATGATTTCAAAGCTCCTGGGCACAGCCCATTTAAAATGTTAATGAGTACAACTCATTATCCAATTCCGTACCAGTAATGATTACCCTTGAAGTCGTGCGTTATCTTTACTAAGACATCGCTCTTCTTCAGAATATCACTCTCTTGTAACTTCTTACCACCGACAACAGATCGACCAGCGATAGGTATCAATCCAATGTCAATAGCTTCGTTCAGATACTTGTCATAGAGTTCCTTAGACAAGCCTCTATCACGCATTTCGTTAAGTGTGTCTAGGATAACGTTCTTATCCAGAACATTCGCATAGATTTCCCTAAGTGCATCCCTTGACTTCAATAGATCGGCAGCGTTGGCCATGAACGCGTCATGCACCGTAGCAGTAGGTATGTTGTTCTTACGTCCCCATAGATGATACTGCTTCACAAGTGTGGCGTCATTAGCATGGTTTCCGTTAACGGCAAAGGCTGTTCTAGCTTTGTTTACATCAGCAATGTCCCTCATGGTGTCTGTTTTGTTTCTGAACTCTTCCCACCACGTAGGGTCAGTCTTCTGTTTGATCATGAGGATGTTGGTCACCCAATCACCATTTGCATCACGATACACTAATCGCTCTTCGAACGCCTGTGTGAAATTCTGTTCAATAACCTTGCCATCAAAATTAACCCAAGGGATGTTCGTCCATTGTTTCGGCATCTTGTTCGGATACAGTACATCGAAGCCTCCGTAGAGTGTCTCTTCGATCGCACCTAACTTGAACTTTACCTTTCCAAGTGTAGTGCCAGTACGTCTGTCCAATGGAGCTTTAACACCGTAAATGACTTCAGATAGTAAGTCTCCTGGTTTATACCAAGGGACACGCTTAAGGAATTTCTCGCTGATTGATTCACTGGCTTTTGTACCCAACAACTCTGCCACACGCGGTGGTAGTTTGTCGCCAGCCTTGTAAGCACCGAAAAGCATCTGCCGCAGGATCTTAGCTTCGTCGAAGGACGCTTCATTCGGCTTGGCACTAGTGAGGAAGTCCTCAGCTAGTCTACCAAAGTAACGTGTGAAGTCCTTAAGAATAGGAACCTGTACAGCAAGATTTTCGCTCATGATCTCAGCAATAAGCTTGAAATCATTAGGTGTTACAACTTTATCGTATGATCGAGATAGCTTCTCGACGAACTCGTAGGTCTTCGGTTCTAGGAACCATAAGTCCTCTAAGAGGTCATCACCAGGATCTACACCTCGGTTGAAGATATCCTTGACATCTTGTCTCAAAGCCTTTAGCTCAGATGCAGTGTCAGGATCGAATCTCTCAAAGCGCGCCGCTCTAGCAGCGATCTCATCGAGTACTTTGTCACGCTCAGATGCTTTCACAACGAGCAGACCTTCATTCTTTCCCAATGCCTTGGCCAGCTTTGTTTCCACATTCATAGCACCAGTGCGTTGACCTGCACCATAGAATGTGACCATGTTTTGTGCCTTACTTGCCTTCCGAAGATCCTTCTCAGTCAAACCAAGCTTCTGGTTCAACTTAATGAATCGAGGATCGTTGAAAGTAAGTGCAGCGATTTCGTCATACAACCGCTTCTTCTGATTCGTTGCGAGTACATTAGACAATTCAGCAAGCTGCTTATTCTTCGTAGTTAACGCGATGATCTGCGCACCAGAAGAACTGGCATCTTGCTCTAATGCGACTGCAATATCGTAACCCTTGAGCTTTGACAGATCAGAGTAGTCACCATCTAGGAAGCGATCTATCTTAGCCATTTCGAGCGACAGACGCAGTGCCTTACCTAAATCCTCGCCATCTATCTCTTGGACGAACTTCGAATCCAGGACAGCGCGGATGTCAGCAGGCTTACCACGTAGCATGTGATAACCTATCTTGACCATTTCTGGTCTATGTTTCTTAGCTATCTCTTGCCTACCTAGTACAGACAGTGCGTTGTACTTTCCTTCTAGATTATCAGAGAGGCCACCAATAAAGCCACCAATCTGGTCCTGAAGGTTCAGGTATCCTTGCTCATTAAACTTTTTCGATACAGCACTATTAAGGAACGGCCTAAAGCTTTCACCCGCCTGTGGGCCGATGAAGCCTCTCTCATAGATACGTGCACGATGGTCGAGAAAAGGATGATTGCTAAAAGAACTATCCTTAGCCCTAAGCCATGACATTGCTTTGAATCTCTCATACGCGTCTCCACGGCCACTCATATACTCGCGATAGTGATTCACCTCGCTGTAGTACTTAGCCCGTCCCTTGTCGTCAGTAAAGTGAAGTAACTTGTCAATGAAGTCGTGAAAGTCAGGATCAACCTTGTATTTCGTTTGAGCTGCCCAATTTAGTGCAGACGTCATGTCCTTGTCGATTAGCTTCTCAGGGAAGTCCTTGAATGACGACTCAGAGATTATAGGGATGCGAGTATCGTAGTACCCGAATAGTCCTTCATCTGTGAAGTACGTCTTGTAACCCTCTCTGATTCGCAACCTGTTGTGCTCTGTAGTTGCGCTCACACGCAGACCTACATCAACCTTACGAGTTAGCTTTGCGTATTCAAGAATACGAGGATCATGAACGACGACCACAACAGAATTAGTATCGTAAGCAGGACCGAAATACTTCCCAAAATTGCGGCTTCGCATTCGTCTCTTTTGGACACCACGCGTTTCAAGCTCGTAGAAACCCTTAGCCTTAGCGTTGTCCAGTAATTTGTTACCAAGGAGCCACCATTCTTTCCTATTGCCTCGATAGTTTGCTGCATTGTATAAATCACGACCTAGCGCAACAGCGAGTTGGTCTCTATCAGGGCTATCTGCCATTGCTAATCTATTGGCAAATCGTAGGTAGAACTGGTCTAACTGATGGTCTCCATCTTCTTTCAATCGTGTTCTGATCTTGTAAGGAATCTTGTAGTCGAAGATGTTGCGCAGTTCTCTTGCGATCTTCGGTGCTACACTATCCTCCCACTTGTTCTTTGCCCTGATGTTAGCTATGAAGTTATCATGCAGGTCTTGTAGCTGCACCGGCCCTAGGACAGGATCGATGTACATGTCTTGTTTCAGCTTGAGAAGGAAATTCTGGTCACGACGTAGCTGTGTCTCGATGTAATCAGAAACGTTCATTATGTCGAACTTGATCTGACCATTGAGAACGGCCTTAAGATTCGTCCATGGCTCCTTATTATCACGGAAGCGTGTGAACACGATACGTAGGTTGTCAGTTATAACAGCTCGTTCGTTAGCACCTAGATGTCCATCTAGATCATCCACAAACTTCTTGATAAAATCCTTGTCAGCTCTCTTTAAGCTAACAGAGTCTTCGACTAACCTGAGGTTATTCTTTAAGACAGCCTGATTCGGTTGAAATATCCTGCTGTCATCATAACGTCCTGTTAATGGATTGAACAATAACTGTTCCTCTGTAGGAGGGCTGTTCAATACACGCGCCTTAGTAGCCTTCTTTGTGTGCAGCAGATTGCCTCGGTAGTTTGTCAATGACAGATTACCATCAAGGTCTTTGGCTTGCAGCATATAGTAGTTGCGTAATGCAGCCACCATATCAGGAGAGTCTATTAGCTCTTCAGGCCTAGCTGCGCCTAGCTTAAGACGGTCTAGCTGCTCTTTAGCAATGGCGAATTTCTTCGTATTACCAATACCGTAGCCATCATCTGTCATTCTACGTAGCTCATTGATGCCGACAGAATTACCAGCAGGTGTTGTAAACTTGTCTACGGTTAGTTGACCACTACGAAATAACTCTAGTCGAGTATTATCACCAAGATGCCTTAGCTGAACATCAGTAGGCTGCCTCTGTAACCATTCGCTGTAACTCTCCTTTAACGGAGTTTGTCCATCATAGAAGGCGATCTGTTTCTGCGTCAACCCTTCCAAGTTACGTTTACGTATCTGTGCTACACCCTCGAGTTCACCAAGCTGGTCATACGACTTGGTTATTGGGATGGTAGTACTTCGGCAGTACCAGTGAGCAGGAGGAAGATGTGCAGTATCACTGATAGGATACACAGTACCGTCACGATGCTGACAGAGTGGCGTCGTACGAGAGTCCAGAACAGCGACATACTGCCAGCCAGTGAGAATCTTTTCATTTGCCTTGTACACCTCATGATCTGTTTGTGAACGAACAGACGTAATAGCAGTACGGACGAGGCCAATAGATTGCTGCTTAGATATGGTGAACACATTACCATCCCTAACAGACAATGCGATTGCTTTTTCATCTAGCCCCTCTGCGATACCACGTCGTATAAGTGATTCGAGACGTTTGCGCTCTGCAATGCTAACACTCGTCCAGCCACCCATCAGTGTCACATCATTATACAATGGGCGTTTAAGCACAATGTCTTCTGAGATGCGATAATTAGGCTTGGCTGTACGCCAGATCTTACCCACCACATTATCCATCTTCTGGTATGTGTAGGATAACTGATCGTTAACCAAATCCATTAGCGACTTAGAGCTTGTATTGAAAGCGTTACCATACGTCTTGCGCAACTGTATGTCTATCTCTTCCCGCATCTTAGGCGTCATCTTCGCCTTGTTAGCGAGTATGATGTCAATAATGCGAACCTTGTGCCCGTCTATTATCGTGGTAACCTTACCGGCAACACGCTCCTCATATAGACGTAACATAGCAGCGCGATCTACAAGCTTATCGTAGATGGCTGTGTTGGCATTAGTGCTCATGAAACTCCTCTTGTTGTTATTGAATAAGAACTCCAGAGTGCCCACTGTAGTAGACACCCTGAAATGTTACTCTGCTTTACCGATTACGCCGTCTTCCAAGGGTTTAGTCGTGCCTTGTTTCGGCTCCTTTGGCATCAGGAAGTCATCAGCTGTAATCTCAACCTTAGCGTCTTCATCGTTGTAGTCAGGCGGAATAATGTCATTGTGCTTAAGGATTTCCAACCACGTTGTACGCGGAATGAGGCCTTCCTTATACCATTCAGTAATGAGGCGTAGCCATGCATCACCAAGCGGTGCAGGATTGAAGTCAGCGCTAAGCGAGAAGTCGAATTCATTGGACTTAAACGCTGTACCATAACGCCAGTTCACCATAAAGCAAATAACATCAGCCATCACATTAGAGACCTTCGTGTTGAGCGTCCCTAATTGAGCAGCCTGAGCAGCATTGCGAATCTCTAATGCTACACCTGATTGAACATTCTCAGGTGACAACATACGTATTCCCATACGTGCCATCTCTTCGATTCCGGATGCGATGGCGGCTTCCATGTCCTTAAGAGCATCAGTAGGTGTGTCAAGGATCGAGGCTGTATCACCTTGCATAAGGCGAATCCAGGAGCCTAGTCCACCGTCAACAATTGCTTGGAACGTCTCGTCGCTAACGTTAGTAGACAACACAGGTGTATACGTAGCAGCACCATACAGCAGATGGTTACGACGACTAAGCTTGTTGTACAGATTGACTTCCTTATCAACCAGCGCCATGATGACAGGCTCGGTGACATCGATAGAGCCATTCAAAGGCCATGCTGGAATGAAGTCCAGAGGCTTACCTGCCACAAGGAAATTAGCGATAGTCTCGACAAGCTCATACTTCTTGCCCTGACCTGTGCCTACCTTCGTCTGTCCTTGTGTAGTCTCAGTCTGTGTCGGAACACGATGCTGGAACTTACGTATCTGGTACTTTCCTTCTACGATCTCATGTACCCACAGAGTGTCAAGTATTTCAGCATGGAATTCGTTCTTCGAGAAGTCCTCTTCGTAGCCCTTCACAATCACCATAGAGAGCGATTGTGTGCCTTTGACGACGTCAGTTGATACCTTCCAATTGATGACAGACTCAGCCTTCCACAAGATAGGGTAAGGCTTGTATGCGAGTTGTTCTTCCTTCGTGAGGTTATCAGCGTTAGGAACATTAGGGTAATCGACATATACCCAAGCACGACTCGTCTGAATCTCTTCCCAAAGTGCCACATCAAGGAACGCAGAGAGTGGCGAAGAGTCTTGACCGAAGTCATCGAGTATCCATTGCTTAGCCTCTTCTGGAGCACCCTTAGGCATCTCCAGGTGTGGCTGCTTACGTAGCAATCCACCTACAACGAACTTCGAGAACTGAGAAACAATACCAGGTAACTCTGCTTCTGCCTTATAGAAGGCATACTGCTCAGGTGTCATGTTCGGTGAGAACGGGATGAGCATGTTCGAGTAAGTCAAAACGTCCAGGTAATTATCAGCAGCTTTAACGTACCTCTCGCCGCCACAAACAGCCCTGCTACGTTCCCATAACTCTTCAACACTCTCATATGCAGCGCAAGGCTCACCTACACCTTTCAGTGGTTGGGCGGTAGGTACGGTCGACATTATTTACCTCGAAGAATCTGTTTGAAGTCCACGTGCGTGCCAACGAAACGACGTCCTGTGGCATTGTTGTATGCCTCGATGTTGTCGCCATCAGCTGGAAGGATTGTCCAATTGCTTGGAATCATCTCGAGGCTGTTCATGCTGACACCAACAAGAGGAACGATCACACGTTGCGGTGCACCAGCGAGTAGAGCCATGGTATGAGCAGCTTCTTCGGCCTGTCGCTGTACTTCAGCTTGTTGGGCAGCCTTGATCTCTTCGGTAGCGATCTCAGGTGTGCCTGCTGCAGCATCAGGAGAGGTGACAGTAACTTCGCCCTCAGTGGTTTGCAGTGTCATAGTAATCTTGACATCATCAGCTACAGCTGCTACATCGTGCTTGTCTACTTGAATTTTCATTTGTTTCTTTCAGTGTGAGTAACGGGAAGGTTTACCATCTTTACGAATGATCATGATATGACCATTGAGTTGTTTAGTACGGGGTCTGCCGAATGCTACAATCACATTACCATCTTCGTTCGTATCATAGACAATAGCAATGCCCTTATCTGTGTCTGCTGTTATGCAGTGTGATATTGGCACGCCATTGAAACGTACGATGTACTCGAAATAGTCAGGTGTATAGTACGGATTACTAGGGTCTGCAGAGAGAATCATTCAGCCCACCTGCGTAATGCACCTGTTACAGTAAGCTTGTCAGCAGGCGTCTTGCTGTAATCACCTGTTGTGCCATGAGCGAACACACGCACTGCACAGAAGTATACAAGACCTCGTGGCAACTTCCATGCTAACCACGAATAGAACGAGTTAGGAAACTCAGCGAGGTCACGCTTGAAGTAATACCAAGTACGCCATATCTTGTCGCGAAGGCTCTCGTTCATTTCTTTGCCTTCTTTTTCGGGAACAACTTAGTACGCAGCCTCTTGATCGGGAAGGGTTCACCTGCCTTCTGACACGCCTTGATAAAAGGACGGGCTAAGTAGTTAGGCTGTCCCATTGACACAAGGATGTCCTCATGATAAAGCTCCTTGCCACGCAGCTTCACACGCTTGAAACGACGTGTACAACGAATGACATAATCAGGCGAGACAATGTATTCCACTGTCTTGTATTCCGGATGTGCCAATAGCACTTCCATAGGTTTGTTAATCAAAATGCAAATCCTCTCGCAGATACAATATTACCAGGGCGGACAGGGAATCGGAACTCAAAGAAGTAACGTATACCGTCCGAGAAATGTTCAACACCTTCTGACTTATCAATTGTTGCAGTATCAGGATTGTTATCTACCCAGACTGTCTTCTCTAGAGAGTCAATAACACCCTTACACGAAGGATGTACATATGCATTGATCTCGCCAGCGGCAGTCTTGAAGTGCTTATTAACAGCATTGACACTATCAACAATCTTAGGTGCAGCTTGATGTGCTAGTACAGTGAAACCGCAGCTACGCAGAATAGAGAAATCAGTAACTCCGACAGGGGCAGAAGTCTTGCGACTGTTACCTGAAGGGTCGGGATATATGATGACACGATGCCCTTTCTTTTTGTAGAGTTCTAGTAGTACGTCGCAGAACGTTTGCGTATCAGGATGTCCCTTAAACTCACGCAAACAAAACGCCTTGTTGCCTCGTACAACCCATATGCTAGCAGCCATAATGCCAACGTTAAAGTCCAACGCGACATGTACATCTTCGTTCTCCTTCAAAGGCTCCATCTGGTCAGTCACGTGCTCTTTGCGCTTGAAGCAATAGAATATCCTATTACCTGAATCCTCGAATGATGCAAGGTATTCGCGATTAAAGAACAATGGATCGACGCGATGTCTAATACGCTCGACCTCCTCTGGGTCTAGTAGTGGTGACTGTGTGTAGTCAAAGTGATAGGACTTCCATAGCTTGTCACCCTCTTGGAAATTGTACATGTCATAGAGATAGTTATATCCCTTAGGTGTACCAATCGTCAGTGATCGTCCTGGGCTAGGGGCATTATAAATAGCAGCACGTTTAGGTGACCAGCGTGTAGAGATACAAGGCTCGATAACACTCTCCCATGCATCTTTAAAGCCAATACCTTTTGTCCATGAAGAAGGCTCATCATTCACAGCAAAGTAAAGCCCAGTACCCCGTAAGCGTTCTACTGCTTCAAAGGATATGAGCTTCAATTCGACATTACCTGGAAACCACAATCGGCCATCAGGCTTGCTGTGCTTAACAACATACTTCTCCATACCGAGTTGATACATCAGCAATGGGAAGTAAATGTCAGTTACCTGTGAATATGTAGGCGCAATGATTGCAACATTCTTATTGGGCACCCACTTAGGCAATGACATCAACTCCCATACAGCAGAGATAGATGCCACAGCTGCCTTATGGGATTTACCCCATCCTCGACAAGCGACTGCTACAGCATGCCTGCACACCTTCCTGACGAATAAGTCCTCGTACACTAATGATTGTGTGGCATGCAGCTTAATCGCCATTTCGGAAGTCCTCCTCCTGTGCATACGTAGACTCGTTCAATGGGTCTATGATGAACATCTCACCTTCTTTAGTTGTCTCAATGATGAGCGGTGGCGGTGCTCCATCTTTCTCGGCCTCTTCCACTGGCACTTTAGCGTAACGGTAAGGTATCATGTCGGAGAGCACTTTGCTTGCGGTATTCATAAAGCCTTCAAGCGCCATAGAAGAATAACCGTTCTTCACCTGGCCCTCTAATTTATTCTCACGTGCGATGTCTTGTGCTTCTTGCAGTAACTCCTGCCTGTCAATCTGGCTACGCACTCGCCTGTACAGTGACACCATCTCTAGAAGGGGATCAAACCCGATCTTCTCCAGCTTACGAATACTCTCCTTACTATAGGCAAGCTTTGTGTGTCTACTGCCACTCTTGCTGCCACCCTTCCAAGCTGGTTGTTGTGGCTCTTCCATTGACACAGACAGAGCCAGACCAGCTGGTACTTTCTCCGGAATATCGGACATGCTGCATACCTTTCGCGTTTTGTTAGCCCATCTGTATCAGGCACTTTCATGTGCTTCCTATAACTGCACTCCCTCGTTCTACCTACAACTTCCCCTGAGAGAATTGAGATGCCCACGCTCAATGCCACATCCTTTGAGCATTTCAATTGTTTCAGATCATTCGCCACCTTAATGTACCTCTCTATGTTACTTCCTTATATCTCTATCTATAATGATACAATCATAATTAGTCTCACCCCTATGTCACCTTAGCGACATCCTATTGTACACCCTTATGTTCACCTCTGTGTACATCTCTATGTTCACCCCTATGTACAGGCTAGGGACATCTCCCTTAGCAGCTGTAAGGTAATAAAGGGGGGAGGCGAATGGGGGATAAGTTAACAGTTCCCCGCTTGATTTGCGGTACCCTCGTTACAGAAAAAGGTTCATAGACTTTGTTCGATGCAAGTGTCTTGTAACCTGAGCACAAAAAAAAAAAAAAAAAAAAAAAGGGGAGAGACCCTATCCAGCACCCGAAGGCACCGAATAGGGTCTCATAGAGATCACTTTGCCATTTCCCACTTACCTGTATCGATATGGCCAAAGCCAATCCAGGTGTAAGATAACAACTGATACTCCATTGGTAGTGCGAAGCGGTTGTCCAGTACGTATGTCTGACCTTCGAAGTCAACCAGGAGTACTAGATGGCCACCACCTGTTTCGGTACGACAGAAGCCGATACGGAGAGCAGACTTAGACCAACCCATCTTGATGAGACGTTCAGCCTTGGCTGTTGCATAACTATCACAATCATCTTCCTTGTCGAGAGTCAGGTCAATTGGCGTCCAGTCATCACCTATTTCTGTTTCATAAGTGTATTGATTGAATTCACTGTTGACTGCCTTTAGTTCGCTGAACTTCATTTGGCGACCTCAGGTTTACATATCTCGAGTTCAGGCCGGTCGTTGCAAAGCTTCTGCCATTGAGCTGGTGCAGGCATTTCTACACCTGAGCCTGTAAGAATTGACGGTTGTGATGCACATCCTGATAGTAGAAACACTACCACCAGCAAGTATTTCACTTACATGTCCGATCATCTGGCCACTTCTTGCAGTAAGCTTCACGGCCTTCAACAGGTGGCCCGAAGATTGAATCGATTGTTGCGCAGCCTGATAATAGCACTGCAAGGATGATGAAGTACTTCTTCATACACTTACTCCTAAGGGTTAATTCCAGCCTACTCGTTTTGATACAACATGTGGCTCAGGATGTTTATCCCTGAGTTCAATCATGCGTTGCTTGAAGTACTCTCCCGATGCTCCCTGGAAGAGTTCAGCTCCACAGACAGCGAATCGCCACTTTCGGAGTAACGACTCGTAGTCCAATTCGTCGATCTTAGCTTTTAGTTCTGGAGTGAGATTCATTAATAATGAAATACCTTACCGTCTTTGTCCATGAACCATGCAGCTGACATCCTTCGCATGGAACCATCGAGTGTCATAACCTCGAGTAGCACTCCCGTGTCGCATACAGCGTGTCGATCTACATCCCACACACGAACCTTCTCTGCGAAGTGCTGCCCCTTGTTACCTGTAGTAGCGTTCCATAGTGGCCGTGGGGTTATCCAATCGTCAGGCCTGATTGTCTTTGCGCTTGTCATCCAATTATCCTCCCCTTCAGTTGTTTTACTTCATCACGCAATGCTGTAGCCTCGATGGTGAGCTGCTTAAGCTGTGCATCTATTAGCTCAGCGCCTGTCCTCCAGAGGTTACACTGCGTTTCAGCAAGAATGAGTTTCTGCCTCAAGGTCTCCAGCGCTTGTTCTGCTTTTAACCTTGAGGCTCTCTTTCGAGGACTACTCACGCTACGCGACCCAATCCAACCTGATGCAGATTGATGTTGTTACGCTGGATCCTGGTATGTTCACGCGGCCTGGACGGTTGGTATGCAACAACCTGCTGGTCAATCGGGATTTGCGGCTTTATGCCAACACGACGATAATGGCGTGCATCACCACGTTGCGGCTTCTGCTCATTGAAACGCTTCGTCAGATGACTGGCGCGGCGCTCCATCTTGAGCTTGTGACGCTTCATCTTCTTCGTCTTATTGACGTCGGCACGATTGCCATTACGGTAGGTCGCCATTGCGGGCGAACGCTTGTGACGACCTGCTGCTTTACATTCAGCCATGCTTACTTCTCCTTTGTATTGGTCTTACGCTTAGTGATAACTTTTCTTGAGGCATTCGTGACAGGTTTTGTCATCTTAGTCTCCAATTCGACTTTCAGTAGCTTACGTGCCAATGCCTTCGCCTTTCGGGTCTCAACCTCTTGTTCGACGACCTCTTGCACAGCTTGTGCGGCTGTCTGCTCTGTGATGTTTGTATCGAAGAACTTAACTCTCGGTACCTTCTTCTGATAACGTTGGTGCTTCGACTCCTCTGCAGATGCGCGAACCATCGTGTCTACCATAGCAGCAGCTGCGAGAGCGTGCACCGGATTAATACGACCTTTAAGAACACCCATTGTATGGGCGAACAGACCGTCTACTACCAACGTCACTTGCTTAGCCATCATTCGACTCCTATCATTTTGAACAGGTTATCCTCAAGATTTTTGAGGGAATTAAATGATACCTTATGCTTGATATCATATTTTGGTGTTCTACCTCGTCTGAGCAGAGAGGACCACACACCAATGGTTGCAGGCTTGACACACATCTTTACTGCGATAGCTCTTTGCAGTCTCAAGATCTCACGTTGTGCGGCTATTAATTCTGGCGACATGTCTCTGAATGGTATTTTAAACTTGTTCGATAGAAATATCTTGATATAGGTGTCATGAAGGGTTTCGTTATACCTCTTCATTAATCTACGTTGTTCATCACGAGATGCTACTGGCTTTTTCACTCTTCGCATCTTAGTGTACGCTACCTTTCTGGCAAGAGCACCGCTACTTTTCCTGCAATCATAACAGTGCGACTGACTAACAAACTTATCAATTGGTAATATGCGATTGCAGCCTTTACATAGCCACAACCCATCTATTGGTCGTTTCCATTGTGATAGTCTGATAGTGCACTTATTGCAGAAGACGGTATAGTAGCGCGCCTCGTCTTTGCTGGTGCCAGTCTCTCCTGCTCTTCTGAATTCACTAAAACTCTTGTCCTTCTTACACAGTTTGCAGCGCTTGGTTGGCATCGTTGTCTCCCTTCATTAAGAACATCAAATGGTTCCCCGTGTCTGGATCAAACAGACGACCTATCGCTTACAAGGCGATTGCTCTATCACTGAGCTAACGGGGAATGGTGCCTGGTTCGAGGGACGGGGTTCCAACCCGCATGCCTTGCGGCGGCGCTGTTTAAGAACGCTGAGTCTAGCAATTTCTCCACCCTCGATCACATGTTAAGAACCGTGTTTTCTGGTTGATCTCGAAATACGATACGGTATCTCCGTGTATGTTTTGGCGTTGAGCATTTGCACAACTGCCTTCCTTGACAGGCCAGAGTCCGCTATTATATCTGCGATAGTCACCTCAGAGTTGTCGAAATGTACTCTGTAAGCCCTGACCTGCGCAGTATTGAGCGCTGCCATACCATTTCTATGACCTCCAGAAATAGTACTAAGGTGCTCCAGATTTATTTCGCGCAGGTCTGCGCTATACGCATGGGAGTTGTTTTCGCTCTCTGTCTTAAGGTTGAGATTATTAGGGTGGTTGTGCAGCTTGTTACCATCCTTATGATTCACTAAGTAGCCGGCAGGGATACTTTCATTAACATAGACCATGTAAACCAACCGGTTAACTGCACATGTTCTCCCAAACATACTAATGCGCTTGTAACCGCCTGTTATAAAACCTATCGCCTTGCCTGTACGATTATTAACTACGTTTCCATCCTCATCGACTGCTATTATTCCGTCGATGACTAGATCCAGGAAGAAACTATCATTCTCAAGATTGGCTTTCATTTCTACTCCTAGTTAAATGGTGGCCCCTGTTGGACTCGAACCGACAACCAAAGGATTATGAGTCCTCTGCTCTAACCATTGAGCTAAAGGGCCTTTACAACCCATATTACACTCAGGGGTGCACAGCCATAGCTCATGCTCCAATCCTCCTGTTTCACTAAGTTAGCAGGACTCTGTATGCTCAGCAATAGGCCTCCCGAATGTAATACAGGTTGCTGACTTTCACAGTGGCACCGTATCCAGCACCCTGCTAAAAATCAACAGCTTGCACTATCATACCCTTATCATCAGGTAAGTAGTACCGTACGAATTGATGGTTTGATCTCCCATCGCCACCTCTCAGACCCTCGTATGGGGCTGAGCCGTAAAACCTTACCTTACAGCGTTTCGTGAATCGGTATGACCCTCTGGAAGAGACACACCCCAGATCTGTTCCGCGTCCATAAATACTGACTGCGGATGATCATCAATCCAGACATGCGGATGAATACCTAACGCCGTCATGAATTGCTTCTTAGCTGTACGACCCGTATAGAACACATGCTCGTGCCCTACAATGTGCTCGTTGCTGCCGATACCCTCAGAAGCAAAACGCATCGTAACCATTATTACACGATGGCCTTTACTGATGCAATTGTCCACAAATGTGGTCCACAAGGCGGGGTCTTCTGTAAATGTTCCGTCGTAATCTAATGCAATGATCATTTGATTTACCCTAAGTAGTCTGAACTGAGAGCGGCCATAGCATGGCATAACTCTCTGCGTGGATTAACTGCCTTTTGATCGATGCTCGTGAGCAAATCACAGAGTGTGATAGCGCCTAGCTCATTTGTGTAGTCCTCTTCCTCGCGTACAAATGCAAGGTAATCAAGTTCATCCTTACTACATTTCTTACTCATTCATGTCCCCTCTGGTGAAAAAGCAAAAATACCCCCTTAAAGCAAATAGATTGGTATCCGCACCCGCGCATTGCAGACAACAATCTATTTGTTTCGTATTACACGTATCCCCCTTAGAAGTTTGCGTCGACATATTGTTTGTACTCATTGGTGTCACTCCTATACGTTTAAAAATAGCCGAATAACGCATCGGCAAACCGCGTGTGCCTTACACTTGACAACGTATGTCACAAGTAACGTTGCTGCTCCTCAGCTTCCGCTGAGATTACTTCACAACCTTGTACCGCGCACCTGCGAAGAAATAAGGGAATGCACTCAAGCTACAGAAAGCCTCTCCAATCTCATGCCAACCGTCATATGATACAGACGGCTTGATATTCTCCTTTTCCACCTCAAAGATAACATCCTTCAAGGTAGGTTTCAGATTGACGAAAGCATCGTCAGCGTGGACATCTGTTATCTTGATTTTCATCGCTGTTTACCTTGTAGTGCGCATATAGCTGCGCGAGACTGCCGCTCTTTCTCACGCAACTTACGATTACGATAACTCATGCGTCTCCCCTTTTAAGGCCTATGATCGGTGTCGCCACCATGCGGTTGATACAAATCGAAACCTCTTGCGAGTGCTACCAGTACGTCGTTCTCCGTGTCGACATCAGTCTCTATTACGCGCTTGACAACATGCCATGAGTGCCAGCGTCCTTGCGGGAAATGGCTAAAGGGTCGCGCTCGTGTGCCCTTTAGTAAAGTAACCTCACCATTTACTATCCTGAAGATACGCGTGCTATAGATACGCAATTCACCTGGAGCTACACCACGTGTTATCTTGTGGACAACATTGATGAAGTTAGGTGTGGCATCAGTATGTCGGATAAGGCATCCAACATTGATCTCCTTATCCACGTGAACAAAACGGTTACTGTTCATTGTCATTCCTATGCCTTTCAAGGTATTCGTTGAGATGTGCTACGCCCTGATATATTGCAGCCTGTGTTGCTCTGAACTGTGGGTTCAATACAACGAACCCAGCTTTGTAAGCTTCCAATGACAATCCACCGACGATGAAGATAGGACGCTCTGGAGTGTATTTTGTTACAGTAACACAATCAATGAGCTTCGGCATGGTAACCTCCTGACGGCTGATACCTCCATTTGAAGTGACGTATCGTTTTCCTCGCCTGATCAAATACCGTTTCTTCAAATCGCTCGACCATTTTGTCTCTGTTCTCGCTGGCATGTAGAATGTTCATCAGATGAGTAAACCCTTTTACGTGGCGAAAGACATCCTTCTCCCAGATGATGACGTAGTCACCTTCTTTTGTACGACCTAGAATAAGTGACTCCTTGCCAATCTGTTCTTTGCGCTGTGTCGTGAAACGATTCGTCTTCAAAATCTCCACCATATTATCTCCCTTAGTCGTCGGATGAAACGATTATAGTGCCAGTGCCACAGTTTTGGAAATGCCAGTCGAAGCAGTTCAGCCCTTGCCTTCTGAATCGGATTCTTGAATGTCATCCTCTCGGCTCCCAAGCTGCGCCTCTATCGTGTTAGTAATACGTGTAACTACATCCTCGAATGTTTCGTTACCTTGTTGATAGGTACGACGAAAGATACGATCATAGTTGTCGCGATAATTCTGATTCGAAGGTGGCGTTATCAGGGCAGCACCTGTAATCGGATTACGGTCAGCCAAATGCTTCATATGTCCTCTCCTAGACTGGTTGGTAAACGGGTAAACTTCTCCTTGAATTCAAAGTACTCACGAACGAATTGTGCACCATTGTATTCATTCTTGTAGAGCACCATTCTCATGCTCATTGCACTGTTCGTTGCGTTTGTTACAATACCCTCGACTCGGTAAACGTCACCTGTCTTGTTATTTCTGTAGTATAGCATTGCTTCTCCTTGTTGAACTTTTTAGTCAGCACTCTAGCCTCAACCCGCGTAATAATCTTCTCGGGTTCTCAAGTGTAAGTGGATACCAGGGGATAGTACCACTGTGTTCCGGCAGAACTGCTATTAGCAGTTGTTTACGCCAGAGTGCTGACTAAAAAGGCATCCTCGTGAGATGCCTCTTACTAAGACACTTTTAGTGTTCTTATTTATGTTTGTCGCAGATGTTGTAATCCTTGACTAATTTTCCCTTGCAGGTGCACGATCGTACTGGTCCACCACATTTAGAGCTTATGCTGAAGATACAAGTCTTGCAACTTTGGTGTTTGGATTTGAGATCGCTCAATCGGACGTTATCTGCTGCCGGCCGAAAATGTTGAACGTGTCTACCGAAATGTGGCACTGCCAATCCTACATCCATAACATCCCCTTGCCTTACAAGTTAGCGCTAGCAGAAACACCGAGATCGCGCAAGTCTCAGTTCAATTTAAAGCCCCAAGACGTGTAGTCTTAGGGCTGAAAATCCATACTCTTTGAAGGAGGAAAACAGGAAGGCCATCCTTGTTTACATCCGCAGGTCGCATGATAACCCTAGAATTTGAACGGTTTAATTTTGAAGAGTTCACACCGAAAAAGAACTCAAGAACCATACATGCCTCTGAAGGAGAGGAGAAGGAGATAACCCCTCAGTCAGACTGGCACGGCGCGTACGCTCATATGGGTCTGATTCTTAGGCAGCTTTCTTCTCGCCAGCAGCAGCTTCCTTGGCAAGACGCTCAGCCTTGGCAGCAGCCAGCTTTTCACGGGCAGCGGCCAGCGCATTCATAGTCTTCTCAGACACAACGCGCTTCTCAACACCAGCTTCGAAGCCTTCAAGGATAGCATCCTTGTTAGCAATGACCCAGGTGGCCACTTCTTGATTACCATCGACAATAGCCAGGATACTGGTATTGACAGTAGCAGCTTGCTCCGCCTCTTCCATCTTCTTCACTGCAGGCCACTTGAACGAAGCAGCGATCTGCTCGACGTTGTCCAGGACCATTGCGGCACGATGATCATCCTTCAGCGTGTCGGCGATATACTTCAGGGCGCGCGACAGCTTGTTACGTTCGGTCTTGAGAACACGACGGCTCTTGCCAGACTCGAAAGCACCTTCCAGGTCATCTTGATGATCGATGAGAAAGCCAACCAGTTCGGTATTGCTTCCCTTGATCTTGTTCAGTGCAGCCACCTTCTTCGGGCGGGCAACGAAATCGTTTGCCTCAGCCTTGGTTGCAAAGAACTTGCCATCGACCATAAAACCGGATTGTACGCTCATTTCTATTTCCTTTTCATTGTGTAAATACAGTACGATGTTGTACCATATAAGATACCACTGACTCCGCAGTAGCAACGGTATTGCGTTCCACCAACTCCATACGTCTCTGGGTTAAGTTAACAGTGTCACCCGCCCATGCGCATTTCCATCTACCTGCGGCAACTCGTGGCTTTCGCCGTCAATCAAGACTCCGGTGCAGAAATGCCCAGAAGTGGCACAGGTTTGGCACACGCGAGGCAACCACGTTCGCCCCTACACGCACCTATACCGCGCCATTTTTGGAGGCATAGCGGCCCACTTTTGATAGCCACGAGTTGTCCTACTTCTTAAAGTTCGTCGAGTGAGCTTACGTGAGCCGCAGCCTTCAATGTGGCCACTTCCTTGTTCAGCACGACGATTGACTTGATCCTGCGTTCGTCAGCCAGACGCAACCGCTTCTGGGCATTCAAGAACACTGTTTGTGCTGCTTTCAGTTCGGCAGTCGCCAGCTGTACTTCCTTTTGCACATCACCAAGCGACATCACTTCTTTCTTCTTCATGCAGTCTCCAATTCAATTGTAGGCGGCTGTCCGCGTATCGGAAAGCCTACGAGTAACGATTCAACGCCTTTCTTTTCAGAGCGAACTACTCTTGCAATCTCACCATAGGTAAGCGCCTCTGTATGATTCACGTGATATGTCTCGCGCTTGCCACCCTTCAGCCTTACACGCACGATATACACTAGCATCGTAGGAGGTGCTACTTTCAGAACATCACTGACGTTCAACTCTGTGACGTTTCTTTCTTCGGCCATCGAGCCTCCCTTGGTAGTACTGTGAAGATACCTGTGTGTAGGTTCACAGCGAAGATATCGCCACGAGTAACTACTTCATGTATCGTCGTAGATCTGAAGAGAGTCTTGCTCGGAATGATATGCATATACGACACATCCTTCCAGATAAAGATCTTCATCAGGCCTCCTTTATCATTGCCTGGTATTTCGGCAACAGCTCGAAGACTTCAGCGAACACGTGACCTGTACGAATCTTCCAGTTAGCAGGTCGCCCAATTTCGTTCTTAACGAGCCAATCTGATACGCCCTCATTCTCACTCCAGTCCTTGACAGCGAATTCGAACTCTCCCAGCTCAGTATCAAGATTGCATGTGAGTGTCAGATAATTCTCGCCAGTCCGTTGTGCTGCAACCGTCAGTGCAATATGATTTGTGCTGACGTATCTGTCGAACTGTAACACGACCAACGCGTTCTCGCCGTACTCAGTGTCGAGCACCAGATTCTCAGCTAGGATTTTCATATGTCTCCTTCAGAAAAGTATTAAGCATCTCGAGAGTTACTTCAAAACCAGCCGCATTGAGGTGACCACCACCGCCATAATGCCTTGCGATAGCTGACACATCGTATGTACCTCTGCTTCGGATGCTGCAACGTACCATACCACGATCTTGCATGTACCACACGAGACCGTAGTTAGTCGTCCTGTTCAGCGTATCACCTACCTCGCTTTGCAGTATCGAGGAGTTGACAGCTAAGCCTTTAGCAGGACCATGTGGCATCACTATGTTACAAGAGATCGGCTTCCTGGCGATACGTCTGACAGATGCATCCATATACTCCACGAGAGCTTTGCCCACCAGTATTGCATCTTCAAATGCCACTGCGTCGTCAACAATCGCTTTCCAACCTTCGAATGTCCAAGGCTGTTTCGACTGCATGAATGCATGAAAGGCACGTGACTCGAGGTACTCGAACTTCCAACGATCCCTGTCATCAACAAGACGGACATAGTACGGAACGTTGGGAGTATCATTGATGTACTGCCAGGTCAGCATAGCACCCGAACGGTTACTGTCGAGGATCATCGTACTACCAGTGCCCTCCTCGAGCTTGACAACAGCTGAGCCAGCGGCGTAATAATCCTCGAAGCCGAGCTCTTCGAATGCAGACTTGTGATGGTCGAGATGTATGAACTTACCTGCTACACTCCGAATGCTGCGCATGTTCTGCAGCGGAAGACTGAAGTCCACCATGTACACAAGCTCCCTGCCAACGCAACTGGTCACGATACCATCACGGTATTCGGGCGACTTCACATAGTCAACAGGTTTGTAGTCAGCAGCATCACCATAACGACGCCACAATTCGAAGGCTGCGCAGAAGCCATCCGTGCAGAACGCGTGATACAATACAAGTGGTCTCTTCATTAGTGTCTCCCGTCTATAAGTTGAATACGATTACCTTCCAGATCATTCCGATTCTCGATGGTATGCAACACATCTCCTGCAATAGCAAACCAGGCCTTCTTAGAGATCAGACCTGTGCCGTCATCTTCTGGCTCCCCAAGGTCGAGGACACGCTGTGCGTAAGCTGCAAGCGCCTCTATAACGAATGCCTGTGCCAATACACCGTGTTGCGAATGATTCATCAGGCGCAGCACTAGTTCTTCATTTGTTATACTCATCGTAGCCCTTTGAAAGTTAGATGACAACCGTCCTGCAGCATCTTGAATGTAAATCCATCGAACTGTAACCGCTGAATGTATGTGTCTATCATCGTTGTTAGATGATAATCAGCTCGATCCGCTTTGTAATGGTCTGAAACCTTGATAGGTGTACCGGGATACCGCATTGCCTTGGCGATGATCTCTAGCGCTAATACGGTACTGCGTCCTGACCCCCTGTATTCCTCCAGAAAAAGCTGTCTCAATCGAAGATCCGATCGATAAGCTCAGCTACGTATGCGCCAGTGATCTTGTCAGGATCAGTGTCCTTCAGTGCATTGACCAGCTGCATCATGTAGTGCGCGTCGACGCCAGTGAGTTGCTCATGGAGTGTCTGAGGGTCGCTCAACTTGAGTTCGCTAAGCTGCCACATGATCTTCAACAACTGACCTGCGCTAATACGCCAACCGCGCTCGATAAACTTCTTTGCACGGAAGATAGATGCGACAGGATACAGGCTACCGCTGTACATGAGTGTACGGGACAACAGACACTCAAGCGACTTCTGATTGAGCTCCAAGTGATTGTTGTAGTAGTCGTACCAAGACAATGCGTGTACGTAATCGAAATTACGATGGATACCAGCTGCATCGCCAAAGAAGCGAATGATCACCTGAACACCATCTGACAGCGTGATGGCATTCTGACTCATGAAGACAGGACGATACGGACGCTTATCCTTCTTGGACTTGGCGAGTGTATCGATGAACTCCTCAGCCTTGTCTGGGTGAAGCTGTTCGAAGTAGCGGTACGGACTGGTGCTCTCAGCAGCTACACCTGCGGACTTGATGAAGATCATAATACGCTCTTCTTCCTCGCCCTTGCAGTTGACAACCTTCGTACGCCGAATCTCTGGCGTTACAGGTATGGCATCAGGTTTCGCACCATCAGCAATAGCCTGCTTCGTCGTCAAGTTAAACTCGTTGACATAGTAATTGGCAACCTTCTCAGCCAACTCGATTGTCTTGAAGTAGATGTCGTAGTCACGAACCTTCTCGCCGAGCAACATGGATGGGATAGCGCCACCTGTTACAATGATGCCCTTCGCCATCTCCTCTGCCAACGTCTCGTCCGTGATCGACTTTAACCAATCAGAAATCTTGTTATGCAACGCACGACGGATGCTGCTCTTCTTAAAACCGTAGTTAATTTGTTCCATTAAGCGGAAGCTCCATTTGTTGTTTGTCAAAGATGTGTTCTTCTAGCTGCGCAAGCACACGTTGTTTGTTACCCTTGAAGCCGAACTCTTTCTTCACCAGCGCATATACTGAGCCTTGGCTATGCTTGAGACCTTTGATTTCAAGCTTCAGTGCTCCCTTAAGTGCTAGCAGACGATACATTGCGATCTGGTTAGGTTCCTTCAATATCACCATCGTCATGCTCCTGATCGAGGCCTTCCACGTCTTCATTAGGATCGCGCCACGCTGTGTCCACATCTTTGAGCCTGTTCACGATTGTCATCCTTGCAAGCTCATTACCAGCAAGGACGTACTCCTCTACGATATCCCAATCGTTATAACCACGATCACCTAGTATGTATCTGAACGCACGTGATCGTTGTCCGTTCAACAACCTGAAATCGCAGTTATTAGTAGTGCCGTACCTGACACTACGTATCCACACAAAGTTACCACGTGCTGAACGTTGTATGGGACTTACAGCCAGCACGATGTTGATGAAGTCTGGCGAGTTCCTTGTGGCGCGTATCAGATCACCTACTATCGGCATACGACGCTCTTCGATCTTTGCAAATATGTGTCTGCTCATATGTCTCTCTTATCTCTCCAAGTAAAGAAGCCAGCGAATCGTGGCGCATCCTTCGCGCCATGTGTCATGTGATGAAATGTGAGTATCCTTCCGATATACTCTTCCTTGTGCGCCAACAGATGCTCACGCTCAGGGTGTGTCAGTGTGCCAGGCGCTATGTCAATCAAAGCACCATTGAACTCGACAATAAGCGTTCCAGCACGAGTCGACTCCACCATGTTCTCTTTGAGTGTCTGCCGTTTTGCCGTACCTAGGTTACTTCGGATGTCGACGTTATGATTGTCAAACCCTGGCAGTACATCGACCAGAATTGCCTCATCATCTTGAAAGCGCTTCAGCTTGTAGATCAGACCTTCCTTGAAAGTGCCTCTACCATGCTTATAGCGCCCAAGGGGATCACGCGCCATGACGCCCTCGTACCCCATACCAAGGAACTTAGCCTCGACTTCAAGCAGCTCATCCAGGTTCTTGACACGCTCATGCTCCACCAAACTCACCTTCGAGTTGGGGAACAATGAACTGTATCGTGAGATCAAATCCCTGGCATACTCAAGCCTGACTTCAAAAGGCTCATCTGCAAGGTCAACGTCGCAACAGTCAAATACCCTGAACTTTAGGTCGTCGGAGTACTTGTCATCAGAGGTTACGTACGACATTGTACGCCTGCACAGTGCCTTGTCAGTCTCATCACCTTCCGCGAGTTCGCCGTCTAACTCCAGAAAGCCAGAAAATTCTTCCTGCACTTGTTTACTTGGCAGGTCTATTAGTGTACGGCTCTTTGCTACCGAGTACATCTGCGTATCAATGATTCTGAACGCCGAGTCGTACTCATGTTTTTCTGCACCTTTCACCAGACAGCGAATCCCATCAAGCTTAGCACTTACCAGCAATGGGTAACGCAGCTTCTTGAAGTAATTTGGATACTTGAGAGGACTCTCTCGGGGAGCAAACATGGGCCGGAAATTAGACATTGTGTAGCTCCTTCCAGGTCGTACCACATACTATCTTTGAGACGATACTCTTAGTTAGCTGCAGCTCCTCTACGATAACACTATTGCTAACCCCTGCGCGATGCAACTCCAGTATCCGTAAGGCCATCGCTCTGTCTATCTTAGCTAAATGCGATTTTTCACCAAGGTTGGTTATTCTATCATTTGCGTACGCATGTGCTATATTCTCGGCGGGTGTTGTCCATTCTAGATTAGTATATAGATTGTTCGTCTTTATACAATCTTTGTGGTTCACATGAGGCTTCTTATCTGGGTTTAAAACAAAAGCCTCCGCAACCAGACGGTGTACGCGTTGTGTACTCCTACATCCATCATCACAAAGGACCACGGTCAGATAACCAGAAGGTCCTCTTGTTTGTGTTAGCTCCAATCCTGTATGAAGACTAAGTATCCTGCCGAAATTACTTACAAGATACTTACTGCTGAGGCTTACCTCTTTGAATTCCTCAATAGTATGCATGTTCAGTACTTCGAATTCAAAGCTGTAACCACCTTCTTGAGGTCTATCTCATCGAAGCTTTGCTTATAGACCTCCGTCTTGGTGACACGCGTATTGCCGCTAGCTGGCGCATAACCGTGAGTATCACCACCAGGCTCATCAGGTTGATCACGCAGTCTTTGCCATACCCGCTGTGTATCAGGCCCTTCGATATGCTCCTCGATTGTTACGATATACTTAAGCATTAATCACACTCCATTTTGAAGTCATATTCGGTATGTCCAGCCACGTAGCGCTCTCCTGTAACAACCTTACGGCATGTCGGAGAGTCTTCCTTAATGTAGGCGAACACGCTGATTGAAACATTGTCGAACTCGAAGTGATAATCGATTTCGTTGTAATTGGCATACTCACTAGAACGCATCTTAGCAGGATCCAATGCGACAATACGCTCAAGCATTTCCACCAAGCGATTATCTTTGAAGCCGTCCAGATCACGCATGGAGATACCTGTGCTGTAACCCCTACCGGTTGTTGTGACACTCCACCACTCCTCACCGAGCTTTTGCAGCTTGGGCAATAACCTGTCCATGATCTTTCTGGCGGACAGGTGGTTCTTCACGTAGCGTTCAAGTTCGACGTCCACAGATGCCAACTTCTTAAGCTTTCTCTTGTTCAACTTTGCGTCTCCAATGATAACATACATTAAGCTCCGGTCGCACTTGAAACATGTAGCAGTGCTCATAGTGTGGCTGCTGCCCTAGCTCCGAGCAGTTGTTACAGCTAGCACATTCCTCTCGCAAGAAGTCACGTCTAGCTTCAGCTGTCTCAACAGCCTTCTCGTAGTCGAATGGTTCGCTCATATGTCTGACGTCGTGTTAAGTAAGAAGTCGATGTCATCTCTGGTAGCGTGCGGCATTGACTGCTCAGGAGGGACACCCGCAAAGAACTCCTTCTGCTGATCGTAGCTACACCTTATGAATCGTGTTTCAATGTTACCCGTACCGTACCAGCGGCGAACGAACGACAGGTTCTGTATTCTGCTGTTAGAAGTGTTCGTTGCCATCGCCACCGCCGTAGTCCTCGTCTGTACCCCATCCTGCAGATGCGAGAGCACTTGCATGATCACCGTCCATGCTGTCATCAAATTCGGCTGGTGTGAACAGCTCGGGAAATGCATCTTCTATCTGCGTCAGTGCAGTCTCAATCCGCCCAGGATCAATTGTCCCGTTCAGTAGCCATCCATCGGGTGACAGGTTGCCATGTATGTCTTGTAGCACACCGTATGCCTCCGACACTGCCAGCTCTTTCGTCATCTGTTCTGGTGGTGCATCCAGGTTGACCATCGCTACAGGTGCGGGGTGCATATAGATATCATCCGCCATCTTTCTTCTCCTTTGAAAACGAATAGGGGAGACCGTAAGGCGTCTCTCCGTCTATGAATGATTGATACAGACCTAGTGCATCCAGCTGCCTGAAGATGTGAGCGCCAACAAGGTCAGGGTGCAGTGCAGCTATCGCGGCTCCGATGTCGTCGAAGAACACATCACGATAGCCATCATCGAACTTGCCACGGAAGTAGCTCATTCGAACAGCTCTTTCAACTCTGCTTCCATGCTCGTCAGCTCATCGACATATTCGTGCAGAACATTTCGGAATATCTCTACACGCATCAATTCAGTTGTGGAGACATTACTTGACAGTTCTAATACACTTAGATTCGCGGTCATGACTGCCCTTGCTCTTACGATTACTTCAATTAACTCTTTAACTGCCAAATCTATTGCCATTGTGCAACTCCTCGTAGGTTACTACGTACTTAGCGACAACTTGGCAGAATATGTGTATACTTCGCCGTCTCCAACGCCTTTGCCACTTCCATCTGATTCGCCAGACAGTCTAGGTAATTCTGTCTGGACACACCTGTGATCAGTAAGAGGGTAATACAGAGTGCTCCTACGATGATCAATGCCACTATCTCTGCCTTCATACGTTCTCCAATTTTTAAGGTGCCCCGAAGGACACCCTAGTTGTTTACCTTACAGGACAAGCACCCGTTGCACACTCATCGCCACCTTCGAATTGAGCACTCGAAATGGAAGTGATGATTGTGGTACTTGCAACGAGTTCGTCGTACTGCTCCTTTGTGATAGCCTCGTATGGCGCTTGTGTGAAGCCATGCTCGTTATGTAGCAAGAACGATAACGACTTATGATTGTTACGATAGTGCTTCAGCAGATAGTCCTTGATCTCAGGCAGCTCTTCCTTCTTGTAGTAGATCGTGCAACTGACACTATTATCTGACCACTCAGTCTGTAAACGCTTGATCCACTTCAACTGCTCCATTGCTGTCATCTGATCTGCAAGGATAGTGCCCTCTGGGTACGCGAACGGGAACGTCACAACGACAGTGTTGTAGTCGTCCTTGCCGTCATAGTCCTTCTGGTACTCCACAGGATAGCCATGCTTACGACAGACTTCCACCAACTCATGACCAGCTGCAATCCGAATACGGCGTACCATGTACTGTGAGTAGCCGGGATGAACACCTGGAGTAACACCAGGAAGCAACGACAATGTGCCGCTAGGCTTCACCGTAGTAAGCTTGATCGAGGTGTTCAAGTCTTTCAACTCTGAGTAGCGCTCATCGTAGTTACGCAAGTGAATGTAGCCATCGCTCATCCAGCTAAGTTGCTCCTTGCTTGCCTGAAGGATACCTGTGAGGCCGATACCCATGCGCATGTTCTGGTGAACAATCTGATCTGTCTCCGGGTGGTGACACGGGATCAGCAATGAATGCTTGTTCACACGATACAACAACTCGATCAGATCGAAGAACTCTTCACGCGATGTGATGTTCGGCAGGAATATCTCCGCCAGACAACACGTCTCGTATGGAGCAAGAGACTGCTCCGCACAGGGATTGTATCCTTGAACCTCAGGATCAGGGTACTCATCCTCACCTAGACGTCCAACCTTGCGAGACAAACGCAGATTGACAAGTCCGTATGGCTCACGCGGATTGCCCTTATTATCAGGCGAGTAGGTATCCCAGAAGTACTCGTGCAGATCACGAATATCATCGCATGCAACCGAGTTGTTACTCATAGCACGCCATGCTGGAACGTTACCGATATCGAACCTCTTAGCAAGCAGGAACTCGATATCGTCAGGATCGCCAATTGCTATCTGTGCACTGCGTCGGACATTCCCTGCCACAATTACATGTCCGATGATGTTCATGATATCGAGGCAGTCGATCGGCCTTACTTTCTTCCCAGAGCGTCGGAGTAGTACTTCCGATATTTTTCCAACTCCCCAAACGAGATCTTCTGGACCTGAAGCAACACCTCCAAAGCCCTTAATCGGCGTTCCCTTACCACGCACAACTTGTGTGGAATACGTGAACGTCCCTTTCTCTTTCCTTTCCGAAAGGAAGGCGGCTTTGAGAGTTTTAGCAAGGAACCTAACCCAGCCTTCCCTACTATCAGGTATAATGAAGTCTGCTCCCCCGTGATCAATGCGTGTAGGCGCTCGAAACCACTCTCGGACTGCCGGTAGTTTGTCAACATGTTTGGCCTGTATATTGTAGCCCACACCTGAGCCAAGTGCGAGCATGTCCATCGTCCACGTGAAAGGAACGATCGGGTGATCCACGACCACGAATGCACAGTTCTGCAGACTGGCCAACCCAAAACGTTCAACTGTATGCGTTCCTAATTGCCATAGGAACCGTCCTGCAACGCTACCCTTCAATTCCAACAGATACTGTCTAAGGCGCAATGATTCTGCTTCCGAGAAGTCACAGGTCAACTGATTGTTACAAGCATCGACGACACGATTGATTGTGTCTTCGAACTCCTCTGTTGGACCGCTGTTACCTTCCAGATGCCGACTGTACGTCCTCTTATATGTGAGATAGCCTACGCTACTCCAGGGAGTTTTAGACATGTTGCTCCTTTTACATTGGTTGGAAGTCTTCTTCAGGTGAAGAACTTGCCGCAACCAGTCTACCGGTTTTATAGTTATAGTAAGCGCCTCTTACGGTACCAGTCAAACCCGTATGCCTACATTTGAGAACACGCATCTTGATCGTGTTACGCGTCATGTCATCGTCAGCCGTCATGTCTCTGGCAAAGCTAACAATATCGAAGGATATCTGCTTGATACTACCACTGCCCTTGATGTCATCAACACTTGGCAATTTGCCTTCCTCAAACGACTTTCCGCCTACTGGTGCTTTACGTAAGTGCGATATCAGTCCGATCCATGTTGGATGTCGCTTGACTATCCGTTGCATGGTATTCATGATCTTGTCTATCGCCTCGTTTCCAGACAGGCCCTCAGTTCCCTCAGACACAAGGATTGTTATATGGTCGATGAACAGGTACTTACAGCCCATCAGACACATATACTCTAGCTTCTCGGTGATGCTGTCATCATTCATACTGCCCTGGTGGTCTAGCAGCAGTACACGATCACTACCGAACACTGCATCGAAACCAACCTTCAGCTCAGGTAACGGTATCTCCTCATCTGCAGGGTTACGTAGCAATTGCATGCCAGATAACTTCCTAGCTGTCTCAGCAGGTGCTTCTTCAAGGGATACAATCCCGATCTTAGCATCGGTGGTCTGCAGTATGTGCAGCATGATCTCTCGCTGCATGGTGCTCTTGCCTGCACCTGTGCCTGATATGAACAGAGAGATTTCACCCTCTCTCATACCCTTCAGTTTCTCATTGAGGCCGCCCAGACAATCTGGATACGGTACAGATGGCAATGAGTTGTACTCTTCAAGTGCAGCCCACAGCTTATCCTTGTCGATCACTCCAGATGGAATGAATCGTTCGGCATCCCATATCTTAGTGAGCAACTCATCAGGGCCATGCACCGTTAGCATCTTGTTGGCGTCTTTGACAGGCAACTTACAGACTTTTACCTTGTCGACACCAATGATCTTGATGGCCTTAGCGAGTATCTCATTACCTGCCTCATCATTGTCCAGACACAGAACAACCTCGCCGAAACTGCGAAGCCACTCTCTATTTGCTAGGATTGCAACATCAGCGAATGCCTTAGCTGAGGGTAACGATACAACAGGATAAATCTTGCCGTACTTCTTCATGTATGCCTGTGCCACACTAAGTGTATCAACTTCACCCTCAGTGATTACGACACGCTTGCCACCACCCTGGAAACGCTCCTTACCGAACAGTGTCTTGCACTTACCGATCGAATAGAATGCCTTCGGTATCTTTCTAACCTTGTAGGCATCGCCCTCGTAAGGGTAGTAGTGTTCATTGATCTTGCCATCTGATCCGAAGCCCACGCGGACATCGTAGAACTCACAGACAGCCTTATCAATACCTCGACCAATTGCCTGCACAGGAAACTGTTTCACCTCCTCGGCAGTAGTTGGCCCCTTGACGTAATTATTCTTGACAGGTTCTGGTGTCTCCTTTTCCACAACCGTAGTGCCTTTCTTGAAGTACTTCTGGCATACAAAACAGAATGAACTTCCATCCTCGTACACCTGGCGTCCGTCACTGCTACTGCAATCATCATTGATACAAGGCTGATTAGCCTTGACGATTTTCCCCATCTGTCGCTCCGTTAGTGGGTAATGCGTGTTTGTCAACACCCATGAGAGCACCGCCGAACAACAGCAGTGCCATCGCCATTACCATATAGTCGGCAGCTGTCCATGCTGCTTGTTGCGCAGATAATACTGCGCCCAACATTGTAAAGATCACTGCCAACATCACGCAAAGTTGCCCAATGAATTTAAGCAAGTTTCTTCCTTTCTACTTTCAAATTACTGAAGTTGACATTCAGCAGCCACGTGTGTCCGTACGCAATCGCCAACTTATAGACAGCTACAACGTCTAAGGCGCGCTTGTCATAGATAGCTAGGTGTTGTTCAGCCTTACCTACAAAGTGCTGATTTACCTTACTGTACACTGGAGCTGCCCAGAGTTCAAGGTGTTTGTTGTAAAGCTTGTGCTGATACACGATTGCTCCAGTCGTCTAGCCGTTGTTTGTGCCTTTCTGTAATCCTCTCAGATACCTTCCAGGTTACAGCCTCCATGTAGCCATTGTACCAACGATCCTGATTAACGAAGCACTCGACATGCATCATCGTCCATGCTTCCGCGTAACCAAGAGTGCCACGCTTGTGATACTCTTCCAGGCAGACAAAGTCGAAGTTGTTCAGACCGTACTGCTTGACGTCAATCACGAGCTCCTTGCTAGAACTTGTGTATGAACGCCAGGTTGTTTCCTGCCCTTTGACTTTTCCTTTCGTCGATACGTATTGCTTGCTACCAATGTACGCTCGCCCATTCACCTTGTTGCGAATCAGATAGATAAAGCCAAAGCAATTCTTCTGATTCATAAGCTCTGGAAAGTCCCAGTGTCCATTGGGTTCTTCAGTGTAACGGGACTTACGCGGTCGCGTGATGATGTTCTCTTTGCTAGACGCCTGTACTGGCGTGATTATGCCAGTGTCAGTGTCCATGAGAACTGGAGTTATTCTCAAGCTACCGATTGACATTCGGCCTCCGAAACAAACAGCTTTGCAGCGGTTACCGAGGCAAACGAACGCTCTTCGGGCTCACCCTTTTTTCTTAAATAGATAGGGGCTTCGTTGATGTATTTGATAATAGTCCACGGCCCTTTTGTACGTAACACAGGGCAATACGGCCCTTCGTCATCTTCGTTGCGCCAACCGTCTTCTTCCATATACATGGACATTACGTTACTCCTCTCTATGCTCGTTTTCGTGTCTGCGTTTCTGTCACCCTATCTTGAGTGACATGCCGGTCGCCTTGACCGCTGTGGCTTGCGGAGTGGCTGCAGGCGCGGCGATTGGGGGCGCGGCGATACTCGCCCCATGGGGTGCACCCGCGTCCGGCAGCGTGGCAGTTTTGGCCGGTGCTGCCAATTTTTCCGCCTCTCCTTGTGCCGCAAGGGACTCCGAAATAGACGAATCCATGCTCAGGACTGTCTGAACAATCTCCCAAGACCTACAGCTGAAGAAGTCATCCTCGTGCTTCTTGAGATAGAGCATCGCCCCGTTACTCTGGAGATAGTTATACCAGTCTGTCGGGTAGAAGCTCATGTATTGCTCGACAACAACTTCCTGCATGTCGAACTCCGTACTACAATCCACTAGCAGCTTCTCAGCCTTAACAGGGCCAACACCTGGAATTCCAGGTATGTTGTCAACGCCGTCGCCCTTGAGCAGCTGCTCATAGAAGAACCGTAATGCGAATTCCTCTGTGATCTCTTCTATCACATTGGTTTTCATATTGTAGTACAGCCCAGGGATACACTTCAGATCCTTGTCAATAGTGCAGATAACATAAGGCATCTCTGCAAGACGAGCTTGCTCCGCCCATATCCGCATCAAATCGTCGGCCTCCATATTGACAGCCTCTACTGCCAGACCTTCGTCCACAGCCATTCCTCTTAGTACTGGTACGAAGAAGTTGGACTGCCGAGGATCCTTGTGCCGGTTCATCTTGTATTCTGGATACAACAGATTCCTAAAGTTATGCTGACTCTTTACAGCCATCAGGTGGTCTGTTGCAAATACACAATCGAGCAAGTCTTTAGCCTGACGCTGGAAATTATCCCACGACTGACCCAAGTACTCTGCATCCTCTGCCATAGTGTATTCTTTGTTTGCCTTTACAAGATTGCCCTTGTCGTTGAGGATTAAGTTAACAGCCTCATCTGGCTTGAACCTTGTCTTGCACGCGTGATAAGCGAGCACATCACCGTCTATTATTGCCAGCATCAGTATCCTCTCCGTTGTACTTCTCACTCAAGCCGCGCCAGCGAATGGCAACCCAAGGAATCATCTTTCCCTGGGGATTCTTGTAGTACCAAGCAAGACCATCCCAATAGTGTCGCTTACCACAGATACACTCTGTTGGATACCAACCTACTCTATGCGGGTTTACACTTGGCGGATACCAACGTGTGTACTTACTCACTAGCGCAGCTCCTTTATCAACTGTGGTATTACGAATAGTGCCGTCCAGTTCTCAACATTCGCAGGGCAAACATTGATTGTGGTCAGCCCGTGTGTAGTACCATCATATTCGATATCGTCTGTCAATACCCAGCATACAGGATCTAGCGGGTACAGCTCTTCTAAAAGGCTACGCGTATAAGCCTCCAGCCAGACATCAGAAGGACTGAGCGAGGGATCACCGAATTGCGTATCTGTGACAGTTGCAATACGTTGCACTACAGCCTCGAACGTCTCTGAAATTTCACTCATAGCGCACCCCTCACTCTTGAATCGAAGATGACAGCCTCCATTTTGTAACGCCTTACTTTGTAACCCTGCTCTGCCAGTGCCAGCACCAATGCGATCATGTTTCTGTTCAACAGCTCGTAGTCATGTGAATGCCCTGTCATGAACATATCATGGTCAGAGACTACGAAATACCCGTCTTTGCTCATTAAAAGATCAGCTACCTTGAACTTGAAAGCCTCAGCTAGCTCAATCAGTTGCCTCTTGTAAGCATCAATTACAGGATCAATTGCGACGTGTGCCTCGTAGTACTTAGTCTTCAGCTTCTGTGTCGCCACTCTTAGCCTCCGTCACATCGATCACACCGATATCAGTAGTTAACTCTTTAAGTTCCTCGATTGTTAATCCGAGAAGTGTGCCTTGAGCTACCCCTGTCAAAGCCTCACAAGCAAGCTGCCATGCTTCGATTTCATGCTCCAGATCGAGCACCCTGACGTGTTGCAGGTTATCCTCATAGGACAACCAGTGTAGACAGTACGTTGTTATCACCTTCTTTTTACTCCATCTGAAATTTTCCAAAGGATCCCAACCGTTGCCGGCACAGTTCCAGCACCTAATCCGTCCGTAGCTAGTCTTGCTTGTGTAGCCAAGACCATTACATACAGGACAAGTACTCATCAGTGCACCTCATACCAGTTCTCTCCTATCTTAGCGTCACCGTTCATTATCTGGACACCAAACAGCTTCGGGCCATCTTTAAAAGCCTGCTTCCCGATAGCTGCAGCCTCTACCGCGTGTTCGTCCGGCACAAGGAAGTCTTCCTCATCGTGCATAAACATTACGGGCCAATACTCGATACCCTTCTCTTCTAGCCGCTCCATTGTTAGCATCACTGCAGCCGCACATGTTGCCTTCTCGCAAGCTTGCAGAAGATAGACCAACAACTTATGGAAGCTATCACAATAGATGCGGTTGCCACCAATACCTGGGATATAGCCGTCACCCCATTGCTGCGTCTTGCCGAAGATGTTTTCAAGCTTCTCCAGCAGCTTCTTGAATCCAGGAACAGCCTTGGTGAACAGTGACTTTAGCTTCTTACCGCGTTTCTCATCTGGCTTATCAAAGATGTAACTCCAGAGTTTGCCTCCGGAAGCACCGAACAAGAACGCATATAGAATACGTTTAGCTCTTGGTCGTGGTACAGTGTGCTTGATACCCATCTCTGCCAAACATTGTGTCAACACATCGGCGTTGTACTGGTGAATGTCGCCATTCAATAGCGTCTGAGTGAACTCCTCGCTCTCTAAGTAGTGCGCCAATCCACGTGCCTGATTACCTGCAGAGTCACAGCCAATCAACTTCCATCCAGGTAGCGTAGTGAACAGTGCGCGCATCTCTGGACCAAGCACCGACTCAGCAGCTGGAACATTGACGATGATACTATGCCGTGCACGCATACTAGGCGTACCGATTGTCATACAGTCGCCGTGTAAAATGCCAAGCCCAGGAGGACACAACGGATTGTTTCTATCCACCTTCTCAAGCCAGCCCTTCAGGATGCTATATCGTGATTTCGTTGTTAAGAAGTCACAATACAACTTACCATCCCCTTCCATACACTGCAGGCTGTCCTCCGTAATCTTACCAGAGGTGTTCACCTTACGGCCTGTATTAGGATCGACTTTCGTGTTATACTCTGTCGGAATCCAATCGTGCCTGTAAAGGAAGATCTTTACATCATCAATGCTGTCGATATCGAGTGGTACAATCTCGACGCGACTGTATGGTCCTTCAACTAGACGATTCCAATCCTGACCAGTCATAGGGTCGATATTGAACCACGTAGCTAGATGGTGATAGTATGCTCCAATCTTTGTCCACTTAGCTTCCTTCCATGGGACAACACCATTCGCCTTGTCTACTGCCACAGCTTTGAAACCTAGCTTCGGTAGAATCTTAGCTCGCACGACGTCCATCTCAATTGTCAGTTTTCCGAACAGGCTCTCAGCAGCTGCAATGTTGAATGGCCAACCACGTAATGATGCTTGTGCGACGAACTTAGCTGCCGCATGCTCAGCCTTCAGGTAGGTACGAATTATCGGCTCTCTTGCTGCTTTCTCCTTCAACTCTTTGCCGAGTACATTGTAGACCTTACCACCAAGCTCCATGTCTCGCTTCCAGTACTCCAGCATCTCTTCAGAATACTTAGAGAAGAAGATGGCAGGATCACCAGTGTCTCCTTTAGGATAACCTAGGTTCTCACCCCACACTTCAAGGCTGTGTCCTCGGTTTCCGAAACGTTTGTAGTCCTGAACTTGTGACATCAGCAATGTATCTATGATCATCAACTTTTTAGGTGGCTTCCAGCCTGTCAGTTTCTCTAATGCCGGAATATCAAAGCCCAAGAAGTTATGTCCAACGATTTGATCGGCTTCGTCGAACACCTTCTGCCAACCAAGGTCTCCTTCAAGCCAATACTGCACAACGCCTGTGTCAATGTTCTTGACTCCAACAATCCACAGGCGTGTGCATTCTTGTAGGAGTCCATTTGTTTCAATGTCACTTATGTAACGAGCCATTTGGACTCCAGAAATTTACCGCTTAACGAATGACAGGATTTCAGCGGTGATGTGCTCACCTTTAGGTCTGTTGTCGTTCAAACAACCATGAAGCTCAGCATCAAGCAGGATAGCTGCACCTGCCATCAGATGACCCAGATGGACTACATGACTATCTGCTGCGCAGTCCTCCCCGCTATACCACGCGAGTAGGTGACGCATCATTGCATCATAGAACACTGTGGCAGATACTTGGCTGTCACGCCAGTTGGTCAGGCCATACTTGTTCACACCATCTTGCATCGCCGTACCAAGTGCTAACAGTGCAATCGGCGGGATACCAGACATCTGTGGTTTGCCGACTGCAGCTGCCGTCTTAGCATTGTTATCAATCAAGTGCTGTGGACCTTTAGCGATCTCACGTAGCACCTCATTGAACGACTCAGCTGCACCTGCAAAGTCATGCACGACGTTAGGAACCTGAGGCTCGACAGGATGTTCAGTGACATGAAAACCATCAGTCTCCTCTAGTGCGTTGTATGTCTTCTTAGGAAACACCCAAGAATTATCACGCTCTAGTTTTGTTTGCCAACCTAGGAAATCATCCTCTGTGAACAACGGGGCATGCTTCGATGCAGGCTCCAGGTTATCGGCGATATCGATGCGACCTGCCTTGTTCGGTACGAGCCTCACCATGTTGACAGCTCTGTCGAAGTTGGTTGTTATCTCGAGACGACGACGTGTTTCCCAATTCCAGACTTCATAGTTGTACCTCATTCAATCTCCCCGTTGTCAAACTTCTGTTGAGCCTCGTAAGGCTTGATGAACTCCTCATACAACATTTGCTTCGTCTTTTCGAGTGCACCTACCACCTCGTCGTAGCGTGACTTATCACGCATACCCTTAACGTAACCGCGAGCGATCACATTAAAGGCATACGAGAGTTCACGAGAGTTAACCAACTGGCAATCACCGATAGGTGACA